GGTTGCCGCCGGTGTACCCGTCATTCGTCGCAGGTGCCGCGGTGTTGTCCGGCTCGCCAGTCTTCCGCCCGCTGTTCGAGTCGCCGTGGTCGATCGACACGCCAATGCGAGTGTTCCGTGCGGACGCGAGGATTGGGGCCAGAGTGTCGGCAAACTGCACGATCTCGTCATTGTCTCCACTGGCTGCCCAGGTGAGGCGACGGGCTTCCTCTGCGGAGAGGGCACGATCGAACACGGTACACGCCGCGATCTTGCCCACGAAGAATCCGGTGGTAGCCGCCGCGTTGTTGTGCTGGGCACCGCAGTAGACCGACACGCCGAAATCCACCGCGGCAGCAGAGCCCGCGGCACCGAGCCCGATGTTGCTCTGGTCGATCTTGAATCCGTCCTGGTACCAGTTGAGCACGTTGATCGCCTCGAATGTCACAATGGCGACCTGCCACCGGCCAATCACAGATGATCCGGATTCGTTGATGAACTCCGCGGAGTTGTAGTGCGTGGCATCGGTTGCCTGGAGCACATAGCACCGATTGCTAGGCGTCTCCAGGAATGAAGCGTTCGTTGCGATCTGCAACTGCTCGTTGCCGCCCGCAGACTTCGACCCGATGAGCACCTGGCGACGGGTGTAAACGCCAGCATCGGCCGCAGCGTCGTACGAGGTGCGATACACGATGGCCACGCTCCACGATGTCCCGCGGCGTTTGCCCAGACGGCCAGCGGTGCCCAGGTCGATGAAGTCGTCCACGCCGTCGAGTGTGACAAAGCCACCGCCGCCGGTCTCATTCGCCATGCCGCCGCCGGTGTTCACGCCCGCAGCACCGCCGTTGTATGAGGCGGTCGCATCGCCCACGATCGTCTCCACGATCGCAGCACCGAATCGGTAGTTCCGGGATGCACGCATGGCCTTCGCGGTCGCGTCCCATCCGATGGGCGTTCCCATGGTCAAGTCTCCAGGAGTGTGTCAGATGGGGCAAAAGAATGGGTAGGCCGCAACCGTCGCGTTCGCCGCGGGACCGAGGCCAAGTTGCATCACCAGGGCACGCGAGCCCGCGAAGTCCGCGATGCCCAGGCACCAGCCATCCACGACCTTGCCCAGCGTGCGGAATGACCCACCCGGGGTGTAGTCGTTCGTCGCTGTGATGAGAGACGCACCGATGCAGGTGGCGACCGATGCACCGACCATCGGCGGCACCAGACGTGAGCGTGCAGGCACCGTGTTGTTCGTGCCGCAGGTGATCGACAACTCCAGAGCGGGCGACCAAATCCACTCCGATGTCTGGAGCCCGATGTCCTTGTCGCCGATGGACATCTGGCGACCTGCCCAGACGCGAGCGAGCACCGTCTGCCCAGCAGGTGATACCGCGGCGTCACAGAACACGAACCCGAAGCCAAGGTCGAGATTGGGCGGGAGATCGGGGAACGTGAAGATGCCGTTTGGCAGCACGTTGTTCCGCAGGTCTGCCGGGCTGTTGCTGGTGCCGCTGACATCATCCAGGGATGCACCGAAGTCCTGCCAGCCACCAGCAACAAACTGGGCGTTCGTGCGATTCGACAGTGAGTTGGTGCCACCGCCGGAGACGCCCACGAACGGCGGAGATTGTGGCCAGCGTCCAAGGCCGCAGGGCAACACGATCGGGCACTGGGTCGCACCGATTCCGACAAGGCCAAGCGTGCCGGTCGCAGCAGACGGAAGTTTTCCAGCCATTGTGAGCGTGCTCTCTGCCTGTCCCTGCTGGCGTCGATCCCACGGGCTACGCTGCGAATCATGGCCCACACTCCTGGCCCGATTCGCATGTCCGCCCACGCTCTGGAAACTGCCCACATTCTGGGCCATATCCGGCATGGTGAGGCGGCACACATACTAGCCCGTTCTTCCGATTCCTGGGTTCGCGTCGCGTTGCAGTCCCCTGGCCATGTGCTGGCGTGGCTGGGTGGCTGCCGCGTGAATGTGCGTGGCCTGGGCGACTGGCCCACGTTGGTGGGGCTGCTCTGCTCGCGTCCCGGGCGTGGTCGCGTGGTCTGGCTCACCTGGCGGCCGGTCGATGGCGATATCGGCGAGGGATGGCACTGGGCGTCCGGCTCCTGGGCAGGTGCTGACGGCCGCGGGGGTGAATCTGTCGAGAATCTGGCCAGGAAGACTGTCCTGGAGGGCTATCTGGGCGATATCCGCGGGATTCCTGGGCCTTGGAATGGGGATGAGGCGGAGGGGTCCAAGGGTGGGCGGGTGGGTCGAATCACAGAATCTTGAAGATTTTTTCTGTGCCATAAACCACTTGGAACACAGGGGTTGCGTGGTATGCGTCACAGAATCTTGTGATAAACATTCAAGAAGGGCTTGCACACTGCCGATATGGCGGTTATGCTCTGACCGTGGCAGTTGCTGGTAGCAACAGCCGGATGGAGTTTCACCCCTTGTCTGGAGAGTTCCCAATGACCCGCAAGCACTTCGAGATGGTGGCCCGTTGCGTCCGTGAGTCCCTCACATCCACCGCGGGCGACGCCACGCTCCACGCTGCCGCCCAGCGGCTGGCAGATGCATTCGAGGCCGAGAACGCCCGATTCGACCGCGATCGGTTCCTGGCCGCCTGCGGCATCGACACCCGCCAACCCCAACCCGGCCAGTTCACTGGGTACGCAGACATCTCCGAGGAGACCGTGTGCGTTGCCCCGCCCTGCCCGGTCTGCGAGTGCGGCACGGGCACGCACCTGGGCCGCCTGGGCAACACCGACCACTTCCGGTGCCGGATGTGCGGCAACGACTTCTCCCGCAAGGCGTGCAACGCCCAGGCCGCGGGCGTCTGACGACTCGCAACGCGGGGCCGCCCTTGACGGGGCCGCAACCCGCATTCCCACAATCCGCCGGGCAATACCGCCCGGCCATTCCTGGAGGTTCCCATGGCTCAGTCTCGCGTTTATCGTCTGGCCGATTCTTCCCTCGTGCCCACCGCGGCTCCCCGCCGCCGCCGGGCACCGCGGAAGACTCCGCCCGCCATCTGGGTCCGGCCGTTCGTCGGCAAGGCCCGGCGGTACACCCGCACCCTGGTGATCGGCTTCTCCATCGTCGTCTCTGGCGTGATGGTGGCCCACTACTTCCCGAACGTGGGGCACCTGCCGCTGCTGTTCGTGGAGGTGATCCAGTGGATGGGGATGCACGCCGTATTCGAGAACTGCGAGGATTGGCTGGACGTGGTGGCCCGCGGCCAGTGATCCATCGCTCTGCCCCGCGGCCTACCGGCCGCCTGGGCGGATTGTTTCACCCCTTTCCCCCTTTCCTGGAGCCCGCCGATGTCCTTCCTCCCCCTTGCCGTTCTTGCTGCCGTCGAGACCCAGATGCCCCCACACCGCCGCCGCGAGTCGCTGCGGGATGAGCGGGCCACCCTGCGAGCCGGATACCGCCTGGGTCGCCTGGTGGTGCGTTCCGCCTGGTACCTGCTGCTGGCTCGCGTGCCCAAGGCCACGCCTACCCAGGCCATCCGTGCGGCACGCCATCGCCGGGCCGTCCGCAGGGCCACGGAGATCGTCCCCGCGGGTCTGGGCACCGCGACCCTCACCGGGGTCGCTGGAATCGCTCTCTGCCCCATCGTGTTCGTCCCACTGCTCCTGGGCATCGTGCTCTGCCTGGATGCGTGCTCGCACTGACGCATCCGACCGCCCACAACCCCGCCGCCGACAGGTGGCCCGGGTTGTTTCCCCGCGGCAATACCGCCGCGACCCTGGAGAGTTCACCATGAAGCCCGCAGCCCTCGCATCCCGCATCCAGCACGTCCTGTCTGATAATCCCCGATTCAAGGGAGTGGTGGCGTTCCAGCCAGCCACTGGGCAGGTGCTCTGGAATCCGCGTCTGGAGCCCGTGACCGGCCGCAGCGACACGATCTTCCCCACGGAACCGTCGCACGCCATGCTCGCCGCCTGGATCGCATTCCAATGGCTGCCTGCCGTCCAGGTGGAGCACCAGAGCGGGTTCCGCGACCATACCGGCGGGGGTGGCTACGGCATCAACGTGCGGCCGAATGCCGCAGTCTGGATGTTCCGGGATGACCTGGGCCGCATTCACCTCACCCACGTCGATCCGGAGGCGATCGCGGACTACGCCACCGTCTCCGCCGACATGGCCGGATGAGTTGACTGCGGCGTTCCTTGTGGAACACTGTTCCACATGAACACTCCAGCAGCCCAATCGTGCCGCTGCGGCAAGCCGCGGCGTCCTGGCCAGAGAACTTGCCGCGATTGTCATGCGGCATACGTCCGGGCGTGGCGAGTCAAACACCCGCTCACGCCCGTTCAGCGGGTCAAGGCCAATGCCCGCTCCTACGCCGCCGTCTACCTCCGCCGTGGCCTGCTGCAACGCAAGCCCTGCCACTGCGGCCGTCCTGGGCAGATGCACCACCCCGACTACAGCAAGCCGCTGGAGGTCGTTTGGCTCTGCCGCATTCACCACCTGTTGCTTCACAAGGAGTCCCGCACATGAGTACCAGAACAGAGCGTCAGAAGTTCCGCCGGTGGATCAACACCACCGCCCGGATGCTCCAGAACGTCGGATTCAAGGTCGAGGCCACGCACGTCCCCACGGAGGGCGAGGCCACACTCACCGGCCACATCGTGCCCGCACGCTATGACGGGCCGCCGCGGCGAGTCGAATACCGCTGGAGCCAGTTCACGTTCCAGGACGGCACCACCACCCTGATGCCGGAGGTGGTGAGGTGGCTGGCCGATGACGGCACCCCGATCCGCACCTGGAAACCATCGTCCCACTCCTCATTCGGCCGCATCCTGCTGGAGATCGCCGGTGCCGATCGTTCACCGTCAACTGTCTGACTTGACAATCCTGTAGCCCATGCCTACAGTCACCTGTCCCCATTCTCGCACGGCCGAAACGTCGTGCGAGAACTTCCCCGGATGCGTTCGCATCCGACCGTTGCGAGGCCGGACAGCCCCGCGAGTTCGGTAGATTTCTGGAGGTTCCCCATGTCACAGACAGCCACCCCTGGCAACATTCTCGTCACCAACGGCGTGAATCCGGAGGCGGTCCCAGCCCCCGTGCTGGACCCCCGCGAGTCCCGCGGGCAGCGATTCGTCGGCACCCAGATGCACGGCCTGACCGGCACCGACAACCTGGTGCTCAACGGGTTCGGGCAGGATGAGGTCGGCAAGCCCGCCTGGCACGGCATGGGCCTGTCCGTCCGCGGCGTCCGCGACCCGAAGCAACTCCTGCTCCTGGGCGGGATGAACTGGAAGGTCAAGCAGTTGGCTATGGTGGGCGTGCTGCCCCCCGTCGCCCCGGAGGAGTACGCCGACACGATCGAGTGCCCCACGCACGTCCTGAACGTCCGAGACGACAACAACGGCATCCTGGGTGTCGTCGGCAAGAACTACAAGCCGTTCGACAATGAGCAGATCGCCGACCTCCTGGTGGCCGCACTGGGCGAGGGCGTCGAGATGGACACCGTGGGCACCCTCCAGGGCGGCCGCCGGGTGTTCTTCATGGTCCGCGGCGGGTCGTTCGCCATCGGCAAGTCCGGCAACGACATCACCACCAGCGACCTGATGGTGGCGGCGGGCCATGACGGATCGCTGGCACTCAACGGGTTCTTCACCTCCCAGCGAGTCGTCTGCAAGAACACCATGCGGCGTGCTCTCTCTGGGCGGAAGGGCGGGTTCGCCATCCGGCACGAGGGCGACATGATGAGCAAGGTCCACGACATCCAGGTGGCTCTGGGCCTGGTGCAGAAGACCCTCACCGAAGCCCACGATGAGGCGTCGATGCTCAACGCCAAGGAGATGACCCGCGAGCAGTTGCAGCGGTTCTGGCTGGATGTCTACAGCCGGGCCGAGGGCGAGATTCCCGCGGCCCCCACCACCGACGCCGAGGTGCGTGCCAAGGAGAAGGCGGAGTCCGCTCTGGCGATGTGGGGCATGAACTTCGACCGCGACCGTCAGGTGACTGGCAACGGTGCCACCGCCTGGACAGCCCTCAACTCCGTCACCGAGTGGTACGACCACCAGCGAAGCGTCAAGGGCCGCGATGACCGGAACCGCCAGGACAACCGGATCATCTCGAATATGTGGGGTCTCTCCTTCGACCGCAAGGAGATCGCCCGCGAGGCGGCACTGGCTTTGCTGTGAGAACGGCACTCTCCCGTGGTCGTCGGACCACTGGCCCGCGGCGGCTTGTCGCTGCCGCGGGCCTTTCCCAACACGATGGGCTTGTGCGAGCGGGGCGTTCCTGCTAGCATCTGTCCCCAGGAGATTCACCCATGCAGTTGCCACTAGATGCACGCGAGGCCATGCAGCGACAACTTGAGGCGAGGATGCCGATGATGCTCTCGTTGTTTGACCAGGCTGTGGACGAAGTGATGAACATCCGCACGTCGATGCAGGGCCGCCTGATGCGGAGCGGATTCTCCGCCAGCGAGGCGGGTGAGATGATCGGTGCCGTCACGCTCACGAAGGGCGGCCGCGGCGGTGGCCTGGTGATGGACCAGGAGACGCTGCGGAACATGCCGTACGAGATGCCCGCGGAACTCCCGACCGTTGCGTACCTGCCATGCTCGCCTCTTGCGGAGGGCCGACTGTGAAGATCGAACCACTGCAACTCAAGCCGCCCCGCGGCACCCCGTGCGGCGAGTGCCCGTTCCGTCGCACGTCGATGGCCGGATACCTTGGTCCGCACCGGGCCAAGACGTTCCTGATGATGGCACTCTCTGATGGCCACATGCCCTGCCACCTGGAGCATGGCGACGGCCGCGGCCAGGTCGAGGATGCCCACCAGTGCTCTGGCCGGGCGATCTTCATGGCCAACTCGTGCAAGGTGCCAGCAGATGACACGCTCGTGCGACTGACCGTCGATCGCAAGACGGTGCTGGGCAACTCTGTTGAGTTCCTGGAGCACCACGGCCAGCATCGGCACATCCCGGAACGCCCATGGACCGACATGGACCGGCTCGCCGATGTGATGTTCAACATGCCCGCACCGAAGAAGCCCGTGGCACGCAAGAAGACCGCGAAGCGTGCTCGCCGGAAGTAAACAACGACGCCCAGCCATTGCTGGCCGGGCGTCGGTTTTCCCTTTGCGATGGCGAGTCCCACCTCGCCATCGCCCGAACTGGAGATTCGCATGAACACTAGCACACAGCCGCAGGAGCTGCAAGCACAAGTCGGGGACATCGGGGCCATTGTCGAGTTCCGCCACATGGAGGGCTCGGGCATGGCCACGCTCGTGATCGCCACCGACTTCTCGCAGGCCAATGGTGCCATCACCGAGGTCCGCCGCCAGGTGCTGGTACATGGCGACGCCCGGTATCTGAATCACATTGCCAACGTCGGCAAGGGCCGCGAGGTCGCAGTCGGAGCGACCGCCGCGGGTGAGATGTTTGTGTCCGTCCGAATGAGGAGTTTCCGATGATGAGGATTTTCTGGTTCGTCGCCGCGTGCATCGCCGTGATCCTGGGAGCGGTCGCTGCCTGGGCAGCGTTGACCCTGGCGACATACGGCCACTGGATCGGTGCGATGTTCGAGGTCGCGTGCTTCCTGGTGTTCTTCCTGCTGGCCGCGATCGCGTATGTCAATGCGGTACGAGGCCGCATGAAGCAGCCGCCCATCACTTGACTGGGCGGTAGCCACTGGCTACAATGTATTTCCCTGTCCCGTTTTCCCACTTTCCCCCACTGGAGATTTCCCATGATGAGCCCTGGTGCAGTCGAGCAGATACGCAAGAACGAGACGAACAAGGCCCGCCGTCAGAAGTTGCAGCCCAACGCCGTGCGTCTGAACTACGCGGCGATCAAGGAGCCAGGCCGCCGCGTCGGGCAGTTCAACGCGAACCAACGCATCCCCTTCCTGGGCCGGTACGTGCATCCGGACTGGTACCTTGAGGCCATGGTGCTCGCGGACAAGATGGGCCATGGCGACTCCGGCATGTCCTACAGCACGAACGAACTGGCGGAGTGGTCGTGCGAGTCCAAGGTCGGCAAGGTGAAGGACGGCACCGTTGGTCTGGGCATCATTGAGGAGTCGCAGTTCCAGGTCGTGATCGGCCGCTACGTCAAGGGCACGAAGCCCGCGGACTTCACGCCGGAGTGTGGCGTCGGCATCTGGCCGGAATCCGCCAACCGCTGGTAGAACTCTCTCTCGCACTGGCGGGCGGGCCGCGAGGTTCGCCTGCCCTTTTCCCTTTCCCACTTTTCTGGAGGTTCCCATGCCCACCACGAAGAAGCCGGAGGTCTCCCTGCTCTCCATCCGCGAGAACAGCGAACTCAACCGGCAGTCCAACAGCCGCAAGAAGCAGACGATCAAGGTCGCTGCTCACGAGCGGCTCGCACCCATGCACTGGCTCTCCGGCCGCTGGCGTCAGACAGCCCGCTGGAATCGCCTTGGTGCCATCGTCAACGCCCTCGCGTCCGACTCGGACACGCTCGGCACCAGTGCGTACGACAGGCAGATGGCTGCCCGCACCGTCGCGTTGCTGGAGGATACATTCGCCGCCGCACGCAAGAAGAAGTGACAGTCCCCAACCCCTGTCCCCAGGAGATTCACCCGTGGCAGAAACGATCCAACGGAACCAGTTGAAGATGGCCGAGCAGTTCCGGCTCGCCGACTGGATGCGTCCACAATGGGACGCACTCAAGTCGCTCTCCCGCGTCGAGGTCGCATCAAAGGCCCAGACCGCCCTCAACATCACCATCACGGACAAGAACGTGGAGAGCGTGGCGACGGCCGCGGGTCTGGAGTTCGACCCACCACCACGAGCCATCCGTGCGGGGGGGGCTGCAACCGATCCGCAGCACACCCGCGACATGGTTGAGGCCGCCCAGTTGATGATGGAAGTCGCTCAGGCCGGGCAGCAGCAGATGGCCATCATCGTGCAGCAGTTGCGTGCCGTCGAGACCCGGCTCCAGGAACTGGAACGGTCGATGAACGCGGCCGCCGCGTCGTGATACACTCGGTCCCCCTTAGCAACGGAGATTCCCATGCTCAAGTCAGTGTACGAGAAACTCAACGATCTGCCGGTGGACACGCACCAGGCGATCGCCGACGCCCACGAGGGCATCCTCATCGAGATGGTCAACGCCACCAAGGCCCACGGGCCAATGGTCAACCGCCACGAGGCGTACGGCATCATCGCGGAGGAGATGGAGGAGTTCTGGGAACTGGTGCGTCGCAAGCACCCGCCCAAGGAGGCGATGCGTGAGGAACTCACGCAGATCGCAGCCATGTGCCTGCGTGCCATTGTCGATCTGAAACTGTGACGCTCCGCGTCAACCGCCCACAACCCATGTAGCCGGAGGTATCATGTCTCTATCAGAAGCAGCATTGGCTCGCCGGATGAACTATCTGACGGCCTCTGATGTGCCAGCAGTCCTTGGCATCAACCCGCACAAGACACAGTTCCAGGTCTGGGCCGAGAAGACTGGGCAGGGTCCGCCAGGCGACAGCGATATGTCGATGACCCTGGGCATGGACCTGGAAGACGGTCTGCTCCAGCGTGCCCGCCGCGAACTCGGTGCGGCTCGCATGATCCGCAACCAGTGGCGAGTCCATGGCGGCGAGAGCATCCTGGCCGCCACCTGCGACGCTCTCGTGCAGGTGCCCAAGGATTCGTCGCTGGCCCTTCGCATCATCAACGCCAATGGCTCACCAGACTCCGCCCTCAAGCCGGAGGAGTACCCACTGGTGGCACCGGCGTTCTGTTTCGAGCACCCCGTCGAGGCCAAGACCTCCGGCATCATGCCCGGGTCGCCCGAAGACTTCGACCAGTGGGGTGAGGCCGGAACCAATCAGGTGCCCGATCGCGTCGCCGTGCAGACCCAGGTGCAGATGCTCTGCACCGAGAACGACGTGGCGTTCGTGCCCGCGTTGCTCGGCCGCGGCATGGGGTACCGGCTCTACCGCATCCCGCGTGACGACAAACTCCTGGTGTTCATCATCGAGCACTGCAACACCTGGTGGGAGCGTCACGTCGTCGGCAAGTCGCCGCCCGCGGTGATCCTGCCATCGGACAACGACGTGGCCCGCTACATGAAGCGGGTGCCGGGCAAGTCCACCATGATCGACATGGGACTGCTCCAGCAGTGGCAAGACCTCAAGGAGAAGGCCAAGGCGGTGCAGTCGGACCTGGATGGCGTCGAGGCCCGCATCAAGGTGACGCTGGGGGATTCCGAGATCGGAGAAGCCCAGGGCTACGGAACCGTGAAGTATGCCGAGGAATCCGCGGGCCTGCGGTGCGACGTGGACACGCTACGGGCCGAGTTCCCGGATGTCTACACCCGCGTCGCCAAGCCCACAACCCGCCGCGTCATGCGGTTCAAGAAGGAGAAGAAGTCGTGACGGAAGAAGAACTCAAGCAGGCAGAGATCGGCAGCGGCATCGCCGCGACTGCGGTGATAGACGCCGAGGGCGTCAAGACCCATGTGCGGATGATCGACCAGAAGCCGATGTCTGTCGATTCGGCCTTGCATGTGCAGAGCAACCTGGTGTCGGCGGTTGTTGCCGCCAGCGTCCAGTTGCTCATGCAAGCCGACCCGAACAACAAACTCTCTACGAAGGAGGCGGCGAGCATCCTGCTGCCACTGTTCCTGACGGCCGTGACCGATGGCCTGGATGGAGATGGCAGCGGCAAAATCGTGACGGGCGACGTGGCTACAACGCCGCCGCCTGATGAACTGCGAAAGCGAAACTAACCGGGCACGCCCACGTTGGGCAGCCCACAACCCCCAAGGAGTCGGACGATGAATGTCGGAGGAACAGCGTACAAGCACCAGGATGTGAAGCCCGGGTCGATCATGGCCAAGGATCATGTCCACGGTGACGAGGTGTTGCCCCTGGTGGCCGAAGCGTACTCGCAGAAGACCGGCAAGCAGGTCTTCATGGTCGAGCCGAGTGCGTTTGGCTGCGGCGGGTTCGACGTGACCTACGTGGACAAGCAGCCCAGCCGCGAGGTCGAGCAGGCCAACGCCAGCCGCGACTGATGACGCCGTGCCGCGGCCAACGCCGCGGCATTGCTTTGGAGGTTCTCATGCCGACGAAGAAGACAAAGCACCCCCGCATCGCCGATCTCCTGGAGGAGACGTTCCCATCCGCACGCTCTGTGTACGGCCCAGTGATCCCATTGCCGCCGTGGCCCAAGCCGGGCAAGTACCCGGACGTGGTGCCCAACTGGGATCGGGCGGTGCGTGATGCCGCCGACTACATCGTGTCCCAGTACCGGAAGAACCGGCACTCCTGGGCTCTGGACAAACTGCCGTACTCGAAGCACTACGAGACGGTGATCCAGCACTACTGCGACGCCCACGCCACCAGGGTGGGGAACGCATCCATCGGAGTGGTACCCATGGCCTGCGATTTCCACAAGGTCGCACGCGACACACTCTCCACTCTTTTCAACATCCGGAAGTCTGGAAAGTTGACGGAGGGGCGTGTTCGCCATTAGCATCATCTGTCTGGCATGGCGGCCATCTCCGCCATTGGTACTCCCGGCTGGTCTTGTGTTTGCGGAACGGCAGGGGCAGCGGCATCGGGGTCCACATCCTGTTGCCGCTTTCTGGAAGAAGCCATGCGTGCCAGTCGCACGCCCGCATGGCCGCGGCTCCGATGTGGCGGTGCTCCGACAGGGGCTCCGCCACGTTTCACTCTCACAACGGAGGTTCCCATGTCGATGATTCAGGGCCAGCAGCCGCTGGCAACAGGTCTAACCCGTACGCAAACCACCGGCACCCAGGCCATGGTGCAGATGCAGCCCCGCGACATCCGCGAGGTCGAGCGTCGCGTCAAGGAGGAGGCGGCCATGCTGGGCGAGGCCGCCCTGTATGCCTGGGGCAGCGGCAAGGATCGCATCGAAGGCCCGTCCTGGGAACTCGCCAAGTCGATCATGCGGCAGTACGGCAACTGCTCACTGGACATGGACCCGGTGCAAGACCTCGCCGACGCCTGGGTGTTCACCGCACGGTCGGTTGACCATGAGACTGGGTTCTCCATCTCGCGTCAGTTCCGGCAGTCGAAGCGGTGGACAGTTCATGGCAAGCACGATGAGGCCCGCAAGGAAGACGTGCGGTTCCAGATCGGCCAGTCCAAGGCACTCCGCAACGTGGCGATGTCGTTCCTCCCCGGCTGGCTCGTGACGCGAGCACTGGACGAGGCCAAGGGCGGCGTGCGTGCCGCGATCGAGGCCACGATCGGCAACATGGGTCTGGAGAAGACCGTGGGCATCTTGATCGACAAGCGGGCCAAGGGCATCGGGCTGGACGAGAACCGGCTGCTCACCGCCATGGGCCGCGACAACCGCCAGCAGTTGACCATTGACGACCTGGTGATTGTGGCCAGCGGGATCAAGGCGATCGAGTCCGGAGCGGATACTCTGGACATCGTGTTCCCGGTGCCGGAGAAACCGGCCGCAGCAGGTGAGGCCACGGACGGTCTCCTGGGGCGGGTGATGAAGACGGCCAAGGGCGAGCCCGCTGCCACGTCGCAGCCGACTCCCCAGATGGTCGCCGAATCCCCGGCAGCGTCCCAGGACGCCACGCAGGCGTCTCCCGCGGCGGCCGCCGTCACGGAAGTCCCGTTCGGAGAGCCCGCCCCGCAGACGGGCGGCAAGTCGAAGGGCGACGCATCTGCGGAGCCGACCGACGCCGACCTCGCGGCCAGCCAGCCGGTCCAGGGTGGCAAGGCCGGACCCAAGGTCAACCGCCCGTCGATGAAGTGACCTGGTAGACTGACGCCCCGCCGGAGAAGTCCGGCGGGGTCGTTTTCCCTGGAGAGCCCGTGTGAGCAACCCAACCTACGCAGAGGTTCGACGTGCCGTCGAACAGGCCGTCATTCCGGATGGACCCCGCTGCTCTGGTGCCATGGCCAAGTACGTGCTGTGGGCCATTCAGTCGTTCGCGGGGTACAAGGGCTCCGCCTGGCCCGGCGTGAAGACGCTGGCGACCATGACGCAGATGCACGACCGCACGGTACAGTCGTGCGTCCGGCACCTGGAGGGTCTCGGCCTCATCGCCGTCACGCCCCAGGAACGCGACAACGGAAGTTCATCATCGAACGCCTACACCGTGAACGTAGATTCATTGTTCGCGTTGTGTGCGGGTGGCTCACCGCCACCGGGGAGGGTGACGCACAACCACCAGGGGGGTGGTCCACAACCACCCCTTGAACCACCCACCCAACCGCCCATTCAGAACCAAGATACCAAGCAGCGTGAGAAAGCCGGTGGGTCTCGGGTGGGCGGGCCGGAGGAGCCAGCCGACCTGACGGTGGCGGACATCCTGCTCCGGTTCGGGGTGAGCACCAAACTCTCGGCCCTCATCGCGGCGTGTCCGGAGGTGACGGTCGAGGTCGTGCGGGAGATGCGGCAGGAGGTGATCGGTACGGCGACGGCGATCAACCGCCCGGCAGTGCTCGCCCACCGGCTGATGGCACGGTTCAACATCAAGAAGCCGGAAGGACCGAAGCCCATGGCACCAGAGACTGCTGGCCCCCTCTCGAACATCGCGGCCATGAGGAACGCACGATTCCGGCGGCGACCTGGCGAAGATGCGTAGGTTGGGGTACGCTGTTGCATCAATCACGGAGGTTTCATTTGCCACTCACAGTCAAGTTGCAGCGAGTCCACGTCGAGGTCGGCCAGCACATCCGAAAGTCCCGCGGCAAACTCGTGCCGCTGAAAGACATCGTGGCCGCGTTCCCAGACAGCCATCGCACGGCAGAGGCCGTGTGGGTGCTCATCGAGAACCGCGTCGCCGTCGAAGACGGTGCCCACCCCGGCCACTACCAACTGACCCGCGAGGGCGACGCCCTCATCCGCGAGCAGTGGGATGAACTCCAGGGCAAACTCACCAAGGGCGAGAAGGTCTCGCAGCAGGAGGAGCCGGAAGACCCTTCCGAGAAGGTCGCCCGCCTGGCCCGCGAGAAGAAGGCCGCACAGAACGGCAAGGGCGGCACGAAGCCAGCAGCAACTGGAGATGCAGATGGCGGCAGCGGCACGTAAGTCGCAGGTCGATGCCGCATCGAGCCACGACGCCGTTCGCACGTCGCTGCGATCGGAGGCGGAGTCGCTGTGTGGGCGGCTGACAGCAACACAACTGGAGGTGCTGCGGCTCCTCACCTATGGACTCTCACGCATCGACATCGGCCGCGAGATGGGCGTGAGCGAGAACACGATTGCAACCCACTGTCGCCGCATCACCGCGACGACTGGGATTCAGGGGCGGGGGCGAATGGTCAGACTCGGCCTGCGTGCCGGGCTCGCAAGTCTGTGGCTTGACCACCCACAATCTGGAGGTTCCCATGTACGAGCGTGAAGGTTGGAAGTTGAAGACGGAGGAGGGTCTCACCGGCGGCTGGTGCTGCACTCTCCAGTACGGGCCGAATGCCAAGGAGCATGTCGTTGCCTGGGGCGACAGCAAGGCCGACGCCGAGTCCAGGGCCACGACTCTGGCCAACAGCGTCCTGGAGAAGTATCTGAATCCCGTGGGCCGCATGGGCACTCTCCGCGTCAAGGTGGTCGGCCAGCAGGATGGGAAGTTGATCGTGGAGGCGGTGGACCTGCCGAACACGCCCAAGACCCTCATGCCCCGCGACGCGATCAAGATGGGCAAGCGGGCGTTGAAGAAGGCCGCGGCCTGATAGTTGCCAACAGCAACATACGTGCTATAGTACCTGGTGGGGACTCCCTCCCCACCAGGAGATTCACATGGGCAAGCAACTCGGAATCACGAAGGAGCAGGCCGCCAGTTGGGTGGGCGGCATGGTCAAGTGCTTTGGCCGCAAGGGATTCGCTCACGGCATCCCGGGCAAGGTGCTCGGTTACGACGACGAGAACGTGATCGTGCAACTCCCGGGCCACGGCAAGCCGGAGGAGTACCCACTCTCAAAGGTGATCCTGTGGAAGTCGCACTCGCCGGAGCAGGTCGCCAAGTCGGTGGTGAAGATCAGCACGGCTGGTGCTCTCCAGATTCTCGCGGGCAGCGATACGAACGCGAATCCCCTGGCCATGTCCTCGCTGGGCAGCAGGCGTGCCCCTAACTTCTTCAAGCGTCGCGTCGATGACGCCATCATCGGGCCGATCCACCTGGACCCGACGCTCCAGCCGATGTCGATCGAGCCGGAGCATGTGCTGGACCCGCAGTTGGATGGGCTGCTCCAGAACGCCGCGTACCTCCAGAACCTGGCGATCGCTCAACTCCGCGATGTCGTGGTGAGATTGAAGGTGGCCGCATGAGCCGGTACATCCCAGACAGCCAGCAGATGACACCGGCGACACTGTTTGATGTCGCCAAGCGGCACATGGCTGCACGCTCCACCGATCCGCAGACGAGCCATAAGGCCGCGGCGGCCGCGAAGATCAACGTCGGTGCCACCGCCAAGTTCGTGTACGACCTGTTCCATGGCCGCACGCCCTACGCCGTGCCATTCCCGGACTCGGTGAAGCACCCGAAGAATCCGGAGCGTTACCGCTGGACTGACGACGCGATCGAGGTCTACGCCCAGGAGTGCGGTGTCCGCTTCACGCCGCAGTCCTTGCGGTCGGCACGCTTGGTGCTCTATCGTCTCAAACTCATTGAAATCTGCGGGTTCAGCATGACCCGCCGCAAGAATGAGGCCCAGTTGTGGGCTGCTACCACCAACCGTCTGGATGACAAGGGCAACGTGATCCCAGGAGAATCAGATGCGACTCATCGTTGATGACGCGACACAGAAGTTCTTTGGGCACCCCCAGGTGGTTGACGGCACCATCTCGTACATGGCCCACCTGAACACCGACGCCTGGACGCCCGACGCCGCACTGCCATCGGCCAGCCGTGCCCTCGCCCACTTCCGCACCACCAGGGGGAAGACTCCGGTGCGTGCCGTGCGGATCGGCGGCGGCGGCGTCTCCGCGTTCGACCTCAACCGCGTGCTCGGCGACGGCACCCGCATCGGCCCGTCTCCGGATGAGTTCCTGCGGCTGCACGAGACCGGCGGGCTGATGGTCAACAAGGCCGAGATGAACCGCCTGATGCCGGTGGCGAACTTCATCCGCGACGCCGACATCGAACTGCTGCCCAACCGCATCTATATCGACTCAGAATACTCCACCAATGCGTATGGCTCCGACCCGGCGTTGGATGCCGTGCGGCGTCGCATCTTCGCGTCCAAGGAGGCGTGTCGCCGGATGGAGGCGTTCCGCCCAGGGCTCTCGAAGTTCGGGCCTGGCACGCCGGAGTTCGATGATCCGGAGAAGCGGTGCCTGCACTACGGTGCTTACTACCAGCACCTGGTGATGACACACAACGCCAACGTGCTCAACGCCTGCGGCCTGCTCGGCCCCGGCGTCGTGGTGATCTGTGCGTTCACCCAGTTCAGTTCCGGCAGCATGGGGATGGGTGTCTACGGCACCGACATGAACGGCACGCCCGTTCCGTACACCCCGATGCCGCGGTCGATCGCTGGCGAGGAGTACGCCAGCAACACGGAGGTCTACCAGGGCGGCAAGATCGAGTCCGCGATGCTCGCGTGCTGGGCTCACAGTTGCCAGGGCCGCGTGATCCCGCACATCGACGTGTCGCCGGAGGTCTACCGCCGCCTGGACATCCTGGAGTCCAACCCGTGGCACTCCGGCGATGACAACGAGACAATCATCTACATCGACCCCAACCTCTGGCCCAAGCCATGGATCGGCCTGCCCGACGAGAACTTCCAGTTCCGCGTGGCAGTTGAGGTGGCGAAGAAGGTGAAGGCATGACACTGCCCGAAGCAATGATGCAGGCCACGCGACTCGTGCAGGAGATTCGCGGCTTGGATGACAACGCCGCCGCCGTCAACCTCGCCACTGCACTGGTGAAGGCGGCCAAGCCCAAGGAGTCTCACATCATCGACACTGATGGGGTGGAGAAGCGTGTCCGCACCCGCGGCCGCGTCGGCACCGACTCGCTGGCACCGCTTGTGAACGTCCATGGCTGCGATCGCATCTACGTGGAGATCGGCTGATGGAGTGGGCGTTTTCTATTGGCACCATGGTCGTCAGTTCCATGCACACCAGCGACCATCGCGGCTGGGTTGGTTTTGTCTGTGCCCGCGAGTTCTACGAAGATTTTGGTGGCGGTGGCCGCTACTACTACGTACGCTGGATGCGTCCAGAAGGCGAACTGAACGACGAGAAGATGCGTTTGCACGAGCGTGAACTGTCCAGGAGTGACCCCTGATGCCCCCCAAAGTCCAGCGTGTTGCCCATGGCGGCAAGGTCGAGACGCCCGCGGTCGGCACCATGGTGGACGAGCGGGCGGAGATGAACGAGACGGAGGCGGCCTACGCCGACTTCCTGGACGAAGAACTTGATGCTGGCAGGATCAGGTGGTGGAGATACGGCAGCGTCAAGGTGATGCTCGCGGGTCGCACCTTCTACACCCCAGACTTCGCGGTTCAGCGAGCCGACGGCGTGCTCGAACTCCACGAGGTCAAGGGGTTCTGGGAGGATGACGCCCGCATCAAAGTGAAGATGCTCGCGGAGATGTTCCCTTTCCGCGTTGTTGCCATCGTGATGAAGAAGATTCCCAAGAAGGACGGAGGCGGCTGGAAGATGGCCGTCGAAGACCTCACCAAGCAGGAGATTCCCAGTGCCCCAGGAGCAGCAGGACCAGAGTAACCCGTACCCGCCGAATATGTGGGTGTTGTCGGCAGCGGCGTCGATGCAGAAGATTCCCTTGCCCAATGGCGATGAACTCGTCAGGTCGCAGTTCGTGGTCGTGCCCAACAGGGGCATGTCGATCCGCGAGTTCGCGTACCTCTACCGGCTGATGGGGGTCTCGGCCGCATGGTCCCTGGAGGAACTCCGCACCCAGGCCCGCCAGATTGGCGGCACCGCCATGGACAAATACGACCTGGGCGTGTCGGAGGCCGACAAGTCCGCACGCGATGGGCCTCGGCGTGCCGAGTTCCAGATGGAGCGTGACCACGAGGAAGAAGCCAGGCGTCGTGCATCTCGCGGATAATCCACAACCTGTAGTTGCTGGCAGCAGCCGTACCCGGTAGAATCAGTCTATGAGCAAGAACCACCACGATTCCAAGTCTGTTACCATTCTCATCAAGGGCCGGATGGAGAAGATGGAGTTGTCCCAGAACGCCCTGGCCATGAAGGCGGCCGTCGATCGCGTTCACCTCAACCAGTTCCTCAACGGGCTCAAGCAGATGGGCAGTGACGGGCTCATCCGCGTGCTCCGCGAGGTCGGACTGACCCTGGCCCCGGTCAGCAAGCGTCGCCTCCAGTCCATGGGGGTGATTCCGAAGAAGAAGGCGGGTCGTCCCCGCAAGCCCCGCCCCGCGGCAGTGCGGCCCAAGATTCGGGTGCGGGTCAAGACGACCCGTTCCTAATCAACATCCTCAACGCTCGCGGACCAATCCGCTTCCACTCCGCGATGGTCGCTTCAACGACACGACGCTGCTCGGGCGAGAGTTCCTTGAGGAACCTCGCCCGATCAGTTTCACGGAGCGACTGGAGCGGGTGCCGACCGTGGATGACCTTCTCCAGTTCGGACCTGTTCCTGATGGGGACACCCAGTTCCTTGAGCCGCTGGCGTGCGTCGCGGAACGCATCGGCGTCCTCATCCAGCACGGACTGGTAGAGATCGCGTGAGGCCCGCTGCCGCGGCGTGGTGTCGCCGCCGTACTCGGCCTGGAGCGGCAGGTTGTGCTTGGTGATGAACTCGTTGATGGCCCGCTTGATCTGCGGCTCGGCCGACCGCACGTCGATGCCAGCGAATCCGCGGATCGCCGTGGTGGCCATGTCCCGCTTGGACAGCGTGGACGGCTGCGTGTGCTGGGCGTTGATCGTGTTCTCGATGCTGCTCACGATGCCCGGCTGCATCGAGCGACGCACCACGTTGCCAGCAGCCAACGCCTCCTCGGTGTTGCTCATGCCGGTCTGGAACACTGGCCGCCCGAAGAACGGGTCGCGGTTCTGCCCCAGGGTGATGGCCGTGGACATGAACGGGTTGGACGAGATCATGCCGCCGAACACTGTCTCCCAGGCAGTCTTCTGCTCCAGCGACGTGGGATCGAGACGCAGGCCCAGCAGGTTCGCCGCGGGCACCACGTTGGTCAAGTCCCACTGGATGAGTCGGCCGCGAGAGTCTCGGAACGGCAGCAGCATAGAGAAGACGCCCCAGCCGCGAATCTCCTTCTTGACCTCCTCCTCATCCCTGGGCGTGAAGTTCATCGCACGCATCGACGCGGCGGTGATGAGGCCCGGGATCGCCAGCCACTTGGCCAGCGACAGCGGACGCTCCTTGAGTGCCTGATAGTTGATCCTGGCGGCCTCGGCCTGGAACTTCACGAATGGGAACACGGTGTCGCCGACCGCACGGTACAGGCCGGTGTTGGGCACCTGGCTGTAGTCGGGGAACCACTTACGGACGTGGGCGGCTGCATCCTTGGGCGTCATGCCCATGTCGATCTGCTTGGCGTAACTGGCTGCCTTGAAGATCGCGTCGATGTATTGGTATCCGTCCGCGAGTTTTCCGGAGGTCTTGGACGCGAACTTCCACGCCCAGTCGAGCGGGTGGGTGGTGCTGCCGATGGGGACGCCGATCTCGTTCAGGACGTTCTTGATCTCTCCAGCGGTGAAGTCGTTGCCGATGACGCCCAGGCGGACCATCTGCTGCATCGCATCCGGGCCGTGCTTGCCCGCGAGCATGTTGTAGCCGGTGGCATAGTGCTGCCACGTCCGCGGGTCCATCGGGCTCACGCCCGCGTAGTCGGCGAACTGGAAGTTTCCCAGGAAGTTGCGGCCCCAGGTGGAGGGCGAGAGGATGGTTTTACCGTACTTCCACATCGCCAGCGACTTGCGGTAGTATTCCAACGCGAGCGACGGGGCGTACGTGTAGTTGTTCAGGTCGCGGTGCAGTTCCTCCGGCAGCCACTGGCCAGCCAGGTCGCCGAACTTGGGCGAGTTGGGCACCTGCTTGTTGAAGTAGACCGTCTCCGTGGGCGACGCCACGTCCGGGTTCTTCGCCATGGTCTCGTAAAACTTGAGCGACGCGAGATCGTGCTCCAGTTGGGCCATGGCGACAGCGACCGGATACCCGGGCTCGCGGATCAGGCCCATCTGGTCGAGCGTCGCGGCGTCGAGCGGATCGTTCTTGCTGTACCTGCTGGCAACCTCGTTCTTGGTGTTCTTGATGAGTTCACGCAGCGGCTGCGGGAGTTTGCCCATGGCGATCGGCGACAGGTCCGACATCGCCACCTTCTGGCCGGAGCCGCGGATCGCCCGGTTCACCTCACGGACTGTCTGCGTGGCGATCGTGGAGTCCAACGCCTGGTCTCGATCCAGGGCGGAGTTGAACCGGAACGTGCCGGTGCTGCCGTTTGGAATCGGCACGCCGTTGTGATCCAGGATGGCGAAGGCGTCGGAGAGCCGGGGCATCCGACGCTCGCCGTTGATCCGCAGACGCTGCACGGCACCCAGGAGCCCGCGGCGTTCCATCTCCCGCGGGAGGTAGAGCCGGGGCAGGTACTTGCCCGCGTGCTGGTTGTACGTCTCCTGGGTGATGAAGCCCGCGGCGACGGCCCGCTTGCCCAGGTTGTCCATCTGTGTGCGGACGGCCCGTGCCACCGGCTGCACGGCCGGGGGCAGCGAGTTGAGCGGCTGGTCGCCCAGGAGCACGGAGTTGAACGCCTCGCGGTTGGCGGGGTCTTTGGTCCATCCCTTGTCGAGTTCGAGACCCAGCACCTTGTTGTCCCCGCCGTAGTGCAGCAGCACACCGAACTCGCGGCCCAGCCGCTTGCCGAAGCGTGACGCCGCCTCCGCCTCGCGGCGAGCCGACACCCACTCCGGCAGCAGCAGGCGGTCGGGGACGACCTCCAGGCCCACGCGACGCAACGCCCCACGCATCGCCTCGGCGATGGGCTGGGCACGGCCGCTGGCCATCCTGGTGGCAAGGGCACGCATGGCCTTCACGGCCGGGTCTTTTACATAGTCTCCGAAGACGTTGGAGATGAGTTCGTTGGCGGCTTCTTCTGGGTGCCGGAGGGACTCGTCGGAGCCGGAGGCGTCGAAGATGTCGCGGGCGTCGGCAGTAGCACGCTTGATCCCCCGAACGCCCGACCGTGCTCCTCCCTTGTCAGGACTCGCAGCCGAGAACTCCTTGATTTTGGCGTCGTAGCCCTGGGCGACGGCTTGCCGGTTGGTTCCATCCTGGACCTCGCTTTCGATAAAACGTACTCGTGCGGGCGATGCCTCAACGTCGGTGCCGTACTTGTCCGCCAGTTCGAGCAGGCCGGGCAGGTACTCCGACTCGGACGGCTTGGCCTGGTCGAGCACCACCACATCCATGTACCCATTCTCGTTCTTTACGAGCGACCGGAACCTGTCGCCGATGGCCTTGCGGACCTCGGCATCAAGCAACTTGGCTTCCGAGATTGTACGCCCAGTAGCCACCCGGAACATGGCGTGCGGACCCTTGGCGTCGTACACGCCGTGTGCTACAGCCAACTGTCTGGCGGCCTTGCCGAGCAGGGCCGCCGCGAGTTGGGCGTCGGCCTCGGACTTGAAGTCGCCCGTCACCATCACGGTTGGCTCACTGCCGGACTCACGCTTGCCCGCCTCGTTCCACGAGCCGATGGCCTCGCGGACGTTGCCTGTGGCACCCAGGTCTTCGAGCATCTGGTTGGCGGTGCCGCGGAGTTCGGCGTAGGCCGGAGACTCGTTGATCCGCTGGAGCGACTTCTCCACCGGCATCGAGTCCTTCATGTTCGATGACACGAAGATCGAATGCTTCTCTGCGGGCTCCTGCTTCTTGCCCAGGGTGTCGAAGTCACGGGCGAAGTCCGCGGCCCTGGTGGACTGGTCGGCGTAGATCGTGCGTCGGTTCGGCACGTCGTCAATCAGGATGCTGCCACCCGCGGCACGGTGCCGCATGGCCATCTCCTTCATCACACGAGCCGCCTCCGGTGTCAACTTGCCGACCTGGAACGTGAGCCGGTCGCCAATGCGGACAGAACGCACGAGCCCCTGGCGGATCGCGGGGATTCGCCACTGGTCCTCGTAGGCGGAGTGGCCGTTGTTGAGTTTCTTGATCCCATACTTCTTCGCCAGCCCCTCGGCAACGCGGCCGTGCGACTGCGGAGGGACATTGTGCAGTTGGCCGTCTGGGCCGATCCACGATCCGTACGTGCCGGGTTCGATCGCCTCGCGGACGCCGAACCGTTCCTTCACGTCGTTCTTGCGGGAGAGAATGGACTCGTCGCCCTTGGCGACAACCCCGGAGGTCTCGCGGCTGGCGTTCTTCTCGTACTTCTCCCAGCGATCCAAGAACTTCACGACCTCGGCACGCTTGCCGCCGTCGAGCAGGCCCAGGTGGTTCATCACCTTGGATGCGTACGTCCGCAGTCGCTCCATGAATCCGCTGGAACGCACCACGCGGTCGATCGCAGCGGCGTTGAGCCAGCGTGCCTTGGCTGTGTCGGCCTTGAGGAACTCGCGGAGCACAGCCGCCTCGCCCTCGCGGCGAACGCGATCTGCTGGCAGGTCTCGGCCCCGCTGCCGCTTGAACTCGCGGGCGTACGCCTGACCCGCCTGGGTGATCGGCTGCTCCCCCACCAGGTCAACAAACTCCTTCCGAAGACCTGCTGCTGCGGCGTCGCCACGCTCGGCCCGATGCTGGAGCCCGTGGAACGTCTCCTCCGCCACCAACTCCGGCAGGGCAGTCTTGGACGCGGTGTCGATGACCACGTAGTTGGAGTCGTGCGGAGCCACGGCCTCCGACAGCACATCGCCAGTTGACCGCACGAACACGACCTCGCGGCCGCGGCGATGCACGGCGTCGGCGACTCGGCGAAGCGTTGGGTCTTTCGGGTCTTCCAGCGTTGTGCGAACCGAAGGATCGTTTTGGGTCTTTTGCTGGTGCTGTTCCCAGACGCCGCGGATCGTGTCAACGTCCGCGGCCGTGTCTGGGAACGCACTGTTACGAACCGGCTTGTCGTTCAGCACTTGCACTGGCTGCTCGGCTTGCCGCACGTCGGACACTTCTTGCCCTTGGTCGATGGCTTGCCCACTGGATACCTCCTTTCCTTCACGGGGTGCTCTGTCGAGCGACCGCAACTTCGCACCGCGAATCTGCTGCCGCTGCTCCTTGAGTGCCTCCAGACGCTTGGGCCTGGAGATGATTCCAAACTGCTCATTCCCCACCGCCATCACATCGTGCTCGCGGGTGGGAATCTCCTCGTTCATGGAGTCGGCGAACTTCCGTGCCGTCTTCGCGTCGGTGCGTTCGCCGGAGAACTCCCACTTCCACCCGCCCTCCTTGGCCACGTCTTCCAGGGTGCGTGAGGTGGCGGCCGACGCGGGCACGTTGATCTTCGCGGCCCCGGCCGACTCTCGCTCCTGCCGCTTCTTCTCCTGGCGACGCAGACGCTCCGCGGCGGCCTCCTCACGGGCCGCCTTGGCCTCGGCTGCGGCGTTCTCGATCTCCAACTGCCGCAACTTCAACCCCTCGTTGTACGCCTCAGCACTCCAGTCGCCGGATGTGCGTGCGTTCTCCAGGGCCAGTTCACCAGGGGTTGGTGCTCGCGGTGCCGGTGCCTCCGGCTTGACGCTCACCGGCGTGGTCTGCATCTCCTCCGTGATCCCGCGGCCCGCGGCGACGAACTGCCGGTTCGACTCATTCAGACGCCCAGCCCTGCCCTCTGGCGTGCCGTGCAGGGCAGCACCGAGCGATCCGGGCACTCCGAAGACCTGGCCAGCAGCGAAGCCCTCTGGGAACGCCCTGGCGGCCTCTGCGACGCTGCCGCCGCTTTCGATGAACGCCTGGATGGCAGAGAACGTGCCGACGTTCGCACCCGTGGACACCTGGTTGGCGAGGATGCCCGCGGCACGCTCGCCGACCGGCCCCAGGGCCGTCAGTCGGGACGCCAACTTCTTGGCCAGTGGGTTCTTGGTGAGGGCGTTAGCGACGCCGCGTCCGGCACCAGAGCCCTCCGTGACCGCGAGGGCGGCCAACGCCTCCGGCGTCGCCATGCCAGCGGGCAGGCCAGGGAGTGCTTCCAACTGCCGGGTGATCCACCACTGATCCTCTGGCGGGTCGATGAGGGCGGCGGGTGCGAGTTCGTCGCTGGGCGATTTCTCCATCCCCAGGGGATGCGTGCCCATCTCGTTGGCGAACTCCTCGGCCGCACCTGTGCGGATGCCAGGGGCGTTGGCCGCGAACTTCGCGGCCGCGTCTCCCATGTAGCCCAGGGGATCGCTGAACAGGGACGACCAGTGCTCCTTGAAACTGTCCACGGCCGGTGCCGACGCCACACCCACCCGCGTGAGCAGACGCTCGGTCGGACTCATGCTGCCACGGGCCGACTGCACCATCTCGTCGGTGATCTCGGGCTCGGGACGCGGTGCCGGGGTCTTGGGCGGCGTGCCCAGCGACCGGATGAAGTCGCCGTAGCCAGCCATCTGCTCCGGCTTCTTAGGTGCCGCGGGCTTGACCTGCGACGCGATCTCATCCACGAGCGTGTCGCCACCAGCATCGCCGCCAGCGAGTGCGTCGTCCACCAGTTGCGAGAAGTCCGCCTCGGGCATCACTTCACCTTGCCGTACTCAACCGTGATCGAAGTCGCTCCAGGATTGTGCAGGACGATCTTGTAGACCCTGCCCTGCACATTAGCGACCGTCCAGAGAGTAGGGGTGGCACCAGCCACCAGGGCGTCGTTGGACACCGAGAATCCGGCGGCCGTGGTGTTGGCGAAGTCGTTGGCCTCCGACGCCGCGTCGTCGTTCATGTAGGCGTCGTCGGAGGAGATAATGCACGGGGCGATGCCACCCAAGTCCTGGTGCCTCCACCGCCACGCCCGCGTCGCCGTCGCCTGCGGAGAGTTGTCTGTGGCACTGGTGGGCTTGGCGATCAACGCCGAGACCACTCCATACCCACCGCCCACCAGGTGAGCGAAGAAGGTCTCGAACCCGGCGTCGCCGGTCTGCCACTGATACAACGTCACGGTTGCACCAGCCGCCACCGCGAGACGCTGTGGCTGGCCCACCGGGACGCCGGTGATCGTCGTCTCCATGACCGGGCTCACGCCCGTGCCGCCGCGGAAGATGGCCGCGGCAGACTCCACGATGAGCGAGTAGTAGAAGCGGAACGTGGCCATCAGCGAGTGCCTCCCTTACGCCATTCATCGGCCGCCTGCTTGGCCGCTGCTTTCGGGTCCATGCCGCCGTTGGCGAGTTCCTGGGCACGGGAGATTATCCGCTGCTTCTGCTCCGGCGTCGGCGTCTTGGGTTGTGTCCCCGTAGGCGACAGCATAGAAGACGACGACTTGTTCAGGCGTGCGTTGAGTTGCAGGAACTCCTGACTGATTTGCCGCTGGAGCCCCTCCTGCTCCTTGAGTTGGCGGCGGTAGTCTTCGTCCTGTTCCTTCCAATCATCGAACGCGGACTGGTCCGCCTTCACGTCTGCTGGCGTGACGCCGCTGCCGACCTTGCGGACCTCGGGCTTGGGGTTGTCCTTCTTCCACGCCCGGTAGTCGGTGCGGATGTTGGACACCGCCTTCTCGGCCTCGGTGGACTGCGTGCGAAGGTTCGCCGCGTACTCACGAATCTGGTCGCGTGAAGATTGCAGCCGGGTCTTAGCGTCGGCGATCATCGGCGTCAGCGACTGCTTCCAGTCGGCCCCGTTGGTCGCGTCCATCTTCGCCACGCGGAGCATGTTGTTCCGCTGCTCCGGTGCGATCGTCTCGGCATCGCCAGCCATGGCGTCGATCCAGGAGCCCACGCCCTGCTCGTCCATGGGCATACCGATGCCGCCGGTCGCGGCCTTGATCTCCAACGCCTTGGCCAACTGCGGCTGCGTCGGCTTGATGAACTTGGCCATCTCCTTGATGGCGTCGGGTGAGCGATCCTGCATCGTCTGGATGATGCGATCCGCCTGGTCGATGTGGACCTTCTCCGGCGGTGCCTCCTCGGCCAACTGCTGGCGGATCGCGGGGCCATACGACTTGTCGAGCATCCCGCCGAAGTGGCCTGGGTCGATCTGTCCCAGGTCGATGCCACTCATGTCACCGATGCCACCAGCCGACTGGCTCTGGTCCTTTGACATGAGCATGGGCGGACGGGCCTGCGGACGCTGCTGTTGCTGCTGGCCACCATAGTTGCGGGAATAGAAGTCGGCCATCAACTTGTTCAGGCCGCCGTAGGCAGATTGCTTCTTCTTATCTTCGCCGCGTGCGTACTCGATGTCGCCGCGGGCATCACTGTATGCGGTCTTACGCTGGGCAAACTCATCACGACGCTGGCCGAGTTCGTCGCGGTTGAGGACCAGGTTGAGATCAAACTCCCGGCGGTGCTCCTGGTCGTTGGCGTTGTACCACTGCTCCTCGTACTGTGTGTGACGCTCCGCCTCCTGCTGGGCTCGCTCACGCAAGTCCTGCTCTCGGTTGTAGAGTTCACGCTGGCGTGCAGCACCCATCTGGCTTCCGGCCAGAGACACGAAGTCCGCGGGGTTGATGAAGTTCTGGATCGTGCTCACCACTCGTATCCATTGGGTGCGAGGTTGCTTCCACCGTTCTGATTGCCCGTGCCGCTGAACAGACGCCGGAGAATCGGCGACAGGTCGGTGGCAAAGTTCTGACCCAGGCCCGGCAGCAAGCCGCCGAGCGACGCCTGGCCCACGCCAGCACCTGTGACGCCGGGGAAGTACGACTGCGAGTTGCGTCCGGCCATGCCGTTGAAGGCGGGTCCGAACAGCATGTTCATCTGTGCCTGGAGCGGCTGCTGCCGCAACTGCTGGTTCTGATTGTTGATGCTCGAACGCAGTTGCGTGCCTCCGGACATTCGGCTGCCGAGCCGGTTGATGTTGGACTCACGGATCGCACTGGTCAGTCCTTGGTACTGGTCGTTGATCGCGTTCTTCTGCGAGCCCGCCTGCTCGAACAACTTAGCCATGGCACCAGCCATCGCCTGCGAGTTCAGGGACGATCCGCCCATGCCGCTGGCCCGCATGATGGAGTTGATGCGTGCGGCTTCCTGGCTCTGCGAACGGCCAAGGTCTCGGCTGATCTCCTGCTTGCGTGCGTCTCCGAAGCCCTGTGTGGCGTCGAGATTCTCCTGCCCCATCCGCTGGAGCGTGTTCGTGTCTAGGTCGTATCCGCCCTGGATGTTGTTGTTCTCGCCGACGAACTGGTTGACCAGCCCCTCCATCTGTCCCAGGAATCCCTGGGGTCCGCCGCCAGCGGTGTTGCCACCGGCACCACCACGCTGGAGGCCGGAACCAGCATTGCCGCCAGTTTTCACGCGGCCGCCGAACAGGCCCAGGGGGCGAGACTTGAGCCGCTGGTCGAGTTCGTCACGCTGGCTGCGGAGGGAAGATGCCTGGCGATCGAGATCGGCGAGCGTCTGCGGGTCGGCACCGGCGGCCTGGGCGTCGCGGTACTGCTGCTCCAGACTGGTGATCTGGCTGTGCAACTTCTGGCGGTTCTGCTGCCACGTCCCATACTGGGCGTCGCTGACACCAAACAACTTGGCCGCGTCGTCCGCGGAGAGGAACTGGCGGGCGATTCCAGGTGCCTTGTTGCCGAACATGGCGATGAGTTGCTGGCCCATCACCTTGAGCGAGTTGTTCTGGTCGTAGTCACGCTGCTCACGTGATGCCTGGAGCGTCGCGTCCGCCTGCGTGTTCGCGGCACTGCGGTTTGCGTCCGCACCGAGAGCCGACGCCCCCAGGCCGATGCCGCCGCCAACAACCGCTGCTGCTACCGCTGCGAAAGACATGGTGCTCCTTCCGGCTGCACGAGCCCCGCCAGGTGCTCGTCTCGCTTCTCGATGATCTCCGCCTCAATGGCCTCCGGGTCGGTCAGGTCGGTCGGGTGGAATGTCGTCCAGATGGTATCGGCGTGGATCAACGCAACACGCCGTGTTCCCGGTTCAGTGACTCCGTGGTACGGTGCCCTGATCTCCACGCACTCGCCAGTGGCTGGATTCCACACCGTCAGGTGGCCCTGCGACACGACGAATGGATGGCGGGTTTTGTGAATCTTGCTCGTCACCATCGAGCCCGCCTTGACCCTCATCTCGCGGGAGTAGAGCCCGGGAGTGAAGCGATGGACGATCTCCAGGTCGGCTTTTGGCAGACGCATGAGCGTCTGCTCCAGGTCGTCAACCCGGAGTGTCATGGGCGGGAGATGGGTGGCAAGCGTGCTCATCCGACGAGGACTCCGGGCTCTCCCAGGACGAGGGCGTACACCACCTCACCGGCGGCCAATGCCGCCCCCACATTCAATGCCAGCGTGCCGTTCTGATCCGTCATACATTCGAGTGAGGTCTCCGGCGTGGCGACCTCCTGAACGATCTGGCCGACCGTGACGTTGGGCACGAAGTTCACGAACGCCCCACCAAGTGAGGCCGCCCGCTTGATCTTCACGATCCACCGGCCGGTGTTCGGCTGCCCAGATCGGTTCGTAACCTGCACCACCACGTCACCAGCAGCAGCACCTGGCGTCACGCGAGCGATGCCCGGTGGCTGGTTGAGGAACTTGGCGATCGACACGAACTTGTCGGCGATGGAACCACGCCAGCCGCCGGGATCGAGCATGGGTTGGAGTTCGGGACGATTGGGCATCAGGCCACCTTAGTTCCTCCGCCGTAGCCGCTGCCTGGCGGGTTGGAGCCGCCGCCGGGGCCGTCCGTTGTGCCAGTGGGAGGCGTGCCGCCGCCGGTCGTCGTCGTGGGCGTGGGAGGCGGCGGCGGGGCCGCTGGCTCCACAAACACGTTGGGGGCGATCATGGTGCCCACCTCGAAGTTTCCCACCACCTGCTCCAGTTCCCAGTAGCGACCGGCCGTCGCATCGTTGTAGATGAACAGGAACATGGCGGGCGAGCGAACCATCTCGATGAAGGGCGGGCCGAAGGGCTCCGCGGTCGAATGGAACAACTGCCTGGCACCCGCGAGGTTGTACGCCGATTCTGCGGTCGGCCCACCGTACACCCGGAACGGGATCGCGTCGGAGGCGTCCGACAGGAGCACTCTCCACGAGGTGATGATGGTGTCGCCGATGGGATGGGCCGCTGCCACCAGCGACATGGTGAGCCAGGACTCAATGTTCTGGTTCGTCAGTGTGTTGGACCGGAAGTCGTCGGTCTTGTCGCTGCTGTATTGCAGCAGGAATCCGTTGCGAGTTCCGAGCACGAGTTTGCGACGCCAGTAGATCGCCGCGGTCGGCCCGCACTCGGGCGGATACTGCTCCGGAAACAGGCCGCCGGAGTCCCGCTTGTACGATCCAGATCGCTCGTCGTATAGGAAACTGATGGCCGCACCGCTGATGATCGGCACCAGATAGACCATCAGGAATGCGTCAACCGGGTCGCGTGCGAGCGAGACGGTGTAGTTGCCGATGTCGGCGACGGAGAACTGGATGCCCTCGGTGAGCACGCCGCCGGTGATGTTGAACGGCAGCGAGCCATCCTGGGGCACGACCCAGAGCCCCGCGGGTCCATGGACCACCGCGTGAACGAGATCGCTCTCGGCCGCCGCGTACGGCCCAGAAACGCCGGAGTCCGCGACCTGCGGCGTGATGGCCTGACCCCAGAGCGGATCGCCCAGGTGCATCCTCATCGTGTTCTTGCACCCGACGAGCATGTTGTTCGACGGCAGCGAGACCAGGCACGTCACCGTGTCCTGCGAGTCGATCGTGTACGCGGACGCCTCGCCCAGATTGATGTTGAGGATTCGCCACGACTTGAAGTTGCCGGATGCCGACAGGAACACGGTCTGCGGGAACTTGGTCGATCCCGACAGTGCCACGCGATTGTTGTGGACTTCGATGATGTTGCAGTCGGTGGTGCCGCGGCCCTTGGTGGTCTCTGTTGCCGTTGGCTCCAGGGCACCCGGCAGCGTTGCGAACGACACCGGCGGCCCAGGCAGGTACGTGTGCTCATCATCGAACCACGGGGTCAGGGTCTCTGTCACCGGGTCGTAGATGTTCGCCAGGCCGCCGCCGACGATGAGTCCGAGCCCGTCGAAGTCGGCGAGCCCCACGCGGCCAGTGGTGTCGGCCACCCGCCCGATCGTCCGCACCGCGGTGCCATCCGCATCGGAGATGGAGTAGAGCGTGCCGCCGCAGACGATCATCAGGATTTCGTTCTTGGTCGCGTTGCCCGGGGTCAACTGATAGAGCATCGGCTGCGACACGACGCAAAGGTTGACATTGGACACGAAGCCCCATGCCGTCAGGTCCACCAGGTCGTTCTCCGGGTGGACGCCGTTTCCCAGCGTGACCAGATACTCCACCGGGGCCGCGGTCGAGTCGTTCGTGGTGATGACCAGATCGTTGCCCGTGACCCGCACAGTGAGCACGGCCTCGGGCCGCGTCATGTTGTGCGGCCCCAGGTCCACCGCGTAGAGTTCGGTGCCGTAGGCGAACTTTCGGAGGAAGATGTCCGCACCCTCGATCGTGACCTGCCACCTCGTCCGCCCGTCCCTGGAGCAGTAGAACACCGCCCCAGGGTTCAGTGGAGCCAACGCGGCATCCTCCCACTGCACCCGAATCTCGATGTCGCACGATGATGGCATCGGCTCGGTCGAGAGACGAGTGATCCACGTCGAGCCGGAGGCGTCGAGCGTGAAGATGGTAGAAGAAGTTGCGAGCCACGTTTCAGTTGCCATGGGCTACGGCTTTGCCGCCAAGACTTTGGCGATTGCGGGGATGACAGACACGAGGATCGAGCCGACGCTGGTGGTGATTGCGACGCCCGCGATCCAGAGGATCGCCTGCTGGAAACGCTCCACGCGATCCAGGCGGACGGCGATGGGGGGCACTCCATCCTTGCCGTCCTTCAAGCGATTCCACTCCTCCTGTCCAGTGACGAGAATCTTGAGGTCTCCTTTGATTTCAGAGACATCGTTCTTCACGTCGGCGATGTCTGCCTTCACTTCTTGGACCTCCCTTCGCATCTCGTGCATTTCATACCCCATTCCTGGCTGCGGCGGATGCTCTGGCATAGCGAACCTCCTGGTGTTGGGATGCAGTAGTTTTACGCAGCCGCGGCGACGGGAGCGGCCGGAAGTTGCAGCGGCTTGTCCACGACCACCTTGTGCTCGTCCACCAGGTCCACCGCGGTGTCGGTGTATTCCTTGAGCAGCACGCCCTTGTTGGCCTGGAGACGCGAGGCCAGCACCGGATCGCTCGCGGCAGCCGCAGAGATGCCGTTGATGAGCGAGATGGCGGCGTTCTGGTTGTCGCTCACGCCACCACCCCTGAACTGCTGCACGAGCCACGACAACGCACCAGCAGCCACTGGAGCACCGATGAGGGCGACGAGGTTCCATGGGGGCGGCAGCAATGGAGCGGCCGCCTGCACGGCACCGTTCACGTTCACGGTGCCATCCGGGTTCGTTGCTTTCGTGAGCAGGTCCGTGGCCTCGGCCAACTTCTTCTGCCACTTCGCTGCCGCCTCTGCGGTCTTGTCGGCCTTGGCCTGGGCCTCCTTTGCGGCCGCGATCGCCGCGGCAGCGTCGGCCATTTTCTTCTGGTCTCCTGCCGCCATCGCAGCGTCGGCAGCGTCGCGGGCATCGTCGGCCTTCTTCTTCGCAGCCGCGGCGTCGGCCTTGGCCTGATCCTCGGCGGTCTTGAGCGACTCCTGCATCCCGGCGATCTTGTCCTTGGTGTCCTTCACCGCCTGGGACGATCCGCACGATGGGGTGATGGCGAAGCAGAACATGCCTGTTGCCGCCAGAATCGTGGCACAGAACAGGACGGCGAAGGTGTTGCTGCGGGACTTGGACTTCTTCATGGTCAGACTCCTGGTGATGTAACGAATGCGATTCGACCCCGGCGATCGACGCTGACGCCGAACGCGGAGTGCCAGCGGTCCCAGCCGTTGGCGTCGGCCCCGAACGCCCAGAGCGTTCGTGCAAGGCCCATGTCAAGGAACTTGGTGATGCCACCGTCTACGGATGAGAGTTTCCAGAGGAAGGCGTATCTGGCCGGGTCTGGACCGGCACCGTCCGGGTCGGCACCTGTCCACTTGGGGTTCCGCATCCCGCAGAAGATGGGTGAGTTGTCTGTGGGATCGACGGCGACGCAGTGCTGGTAGATCATCGAGCCCAGGTTGGCCTGCCAGAGCACGCGGCCAGCGGTCGGTTCGATCTTGAAGCAGTTGTTGCCAGACGCCGATGTGTATGGTGCGTTCTTCTTGCCCGCGACGTACAGGTTGCCCTGGGCGTCGATGGCCATGCCCATGATCGTGGCCTCGGGGCCGCCGTCTCCGTTGTTGGTCGGGATGTCGTTCTGCCAGTCCACCGCGAGCACGCCAAGCGGGTCGTACGCCTTGAGTACGGATCGGCTATCCGCCTCCCAGCGGAGCGTGCCGACCGCGTTGAGAGCGATGACCGTGGAGATGGGGCTGCTGGTGGAATCCGGACGCGACCACCCGGCACCGGCCTCGAACGTGCCAGGTGCAAGGATGACGGGGTTGTTCGAGTTCACACCCCAGCCGCGGTTGGTGATGCCGACGTAGACAGGCCGCTGGGCCGCCACGTCGGAGGTCGTCGCGGTCGTCACGGTGATCGGGTCGATGCCGCCGCACATGGCGAAGGCGATGCCGCCGCGAGGGTTGCGTCCCAGGATGGAGGAGAACCGCAGCGTGCCATGCACCACGCCCGCACTCGTCTCTTTGATCTTCTCCGATCCCGTCGCCGGATTTCCCGTCCACGGGATGCCGGTGTTGTCGGCGACGGCCGGGAAGACGCGGCGAGTGAGCACGGTCGATCCCGCGGCGTCCAGGGCGTTGCCGTTGGCATCCAGGTTGATCTGGTACTCCGCGAGCCCACTCCGCCAGTGGGCGAGTGCCTGCACGAACTGCTCGCCCGGCTGGCCATCCAGCAGGTCGGTGAACGCACCGCCGATGTCATTGGAGCCGTTCGCGTTCGTGCCGGTGAACAGCAGCAGCAGCGACTTGCGTGCGGTCGTCGCTGGCCACGGACCCACCAGGTTCGCGTACTCACGCGGCAGACCGTTGCGGATGACGACGTGCTGGGCCTCCTGGCTCCACTTGCCAGCGTCAGTCCTCTGGAGGTACTTGCCGCTTGTGGTGTTGAACACGTACAGGAAGAAGCCAGCGGTTACATACGTGTAGTCGGTGTCAACGACGATGCTGTTGCTGAACAGGTTGAGCGGTGCGTCGTACACCACCGTGTCCGGCATGGTGACGGCGAACCGGCGGTTGAGCGTGCCAGCGGCCAGCAGGTCCACCGTGGGCATAACGGTGCTGGCGTTGGAATCCCAATCCTTGATGACGTTCCGCCACTTGATGGTGCCGGTCTCCGCATTGATCGCGGTGATCGTGCAGTACGCGGCACCCTGGGGCGTGAAAGCCCCGTCTGTGAACACGACGCCAGAGATCGGCTTGCTGTTGTGGCCCGGAACGACCAGCGAGGTGAAGATGAGCGTGTGCTCGTTCGCGTCGCCAGCGACTCCGGCGTTGGGGTGCCATGCACACTGCATCCCCATGACCACCTGGTGGAGATTGCCAGCACGCTCCTGGTAGTCGCCAGCGGCGACTCCGGTGCAGGCGGCGATCCGCAGGATGTCTGCGACGCCCGCGTTGCCGGAGTCGTAACTCTCCAGCGGATACCCGCCGTCCGTATCCGGCACCGCCGTGTCGCCGACGCGACCGAACGCTCGTGCGATCCCGAAGTTCGGGTCCATCACAAACCCGACGTACGGGCTGCCGGTGCCAGCCACCCCACCAGGACGAGCCAGGGGTTCTGCGAACCGCGATTCGCTGGTGGCATCAGTGAATGTGATCTCGCCACTGTCCGCACGAACGAGGCCGGACTGCCCACTCGAACGCTTGATGACGTGGAACGCCTGCACGGCGTTGCCGTTGCCCAACTGGTTGGGCACCATGAGTTCGAGACCGGGCCGCTGGCCGAACCTCGGCCTGTCCGTGCGTGAGCCGAACAGCCGAGTGTTCCGCATGTTCCCGATGGGGACATACTTCTCGGGCGTCTTGATGTATGCGGAGTTGTTGGCGACCCCGCCCGCGGGGCCGTGAACTTCGCGTTGCATGTCACCTCACCGTGGAATCAGATCGTGGTCGGAGCCAGAGCCAGACTGCCGGGGTTGCTGATGGACGTGGCGATCTTGAGCGGGTTGTCCGAGAAGTCCAGGCGGCGGGAGTTGCGGCTGGCATCGTGCCCGCGGTAACGGAGCACCACGCCGCAGATGTCGATGAACTCGTTGGTGGCCAGGGCCACGCCGCCGTTGTCGATCCTGAATGTGATCGGCAGCGGGAAGTTGTTGGCCCGCAGCGTCGCGGTCAGGAGATCGCGGTTGGCCGCCGTGAGCGGAGGCGTGGTTGCAGGCACGTCCGAACGCAGCAGCGGCACCGGCACCCACCGCCACGACTGCGACAGAGTGGCGTTGACGTTCAGGGCACCATTGGTGCCGACCGTGCCCGTCATGGACTGCTTGTTGTCCAGGGAGGTCCAGACGGCATTGGCACCGTACCCATTCAGGAACGTGCAGGTGACGCCCAGGGCTTCATTGCCTCCGGCGGCACGAGCACGAGCACAGATGAGCAGTTCCACAAACGGCCCGAAGCCGCCAGCGGCCGCGTTGAGTGCCTGGAGCACGGATGGGGCACCAACAACCAACTGGGGGATGACAGTGGAGCAGCGGAGGAACGTGGCACCGGCGTCGCCGTTGGCGGCCACGCCGTCCACGGCATCGCCGATGTTCATGGAGGAGACGCTGGTGGCACCAACGTCGGTGAGGACGGTGATGGCCGAGCCGTTGCCGCCGTTGACCGCCTGCCAGAGATTGATGGGGAGCGGAATCTCGTACCACGCACCACGATCGGGCGTTGCGAGGCCGTGGGTGTTTTCCTGCGAGTTGGCGTTGGTTCCGATGGACATGGAATCCTCACTGTGCGTACGGGTTGGTGGCTCGGATCAAGGGCAGCGGATACGTGGACTTCTGGCGACGGGCTGGGCGGGTCTTTCCGAGCGTTCGGGGGCCGCTGACGCCCTCCTCGGCCATGACGCGGGCCTTCCACTCCAACTTGGTCTGCATCGCAGAGGCGGGCGTCACGCCCGTCTGGATGAGACCCTTCGAGACGGCGTAGGAGACGGCGTAGGCAACGATCGCGTCGCCATGGCCGGTCGGCTCTGCGTCCTGGATGTCGTTGATCTCAACAGCACGCCAGCGGCCTCGGAGTGCGACCGTGTACGAGATGTCAGGCGGCGGCCAGACACGCATGAGCCACCTGGATACCTCACCCTGCTGGGGCTCGGGCTCCAGTTCGCAGGCGATCATGGTGGGGATGGCCGACGCCGCGGCGTAGGTGGCCTCTGCCGCCCGCACGCGATCCATCGACGTGAGCACCAGGAACCCGCCGCGGCCGCCGGTGATGACGATCTTGCCCTGCGGCGGACCCATCCAGTCCACCGGCAACTTGTACGTGGAGGAATCGCCATCGACCTGGTAGGTCGTGGCTCCGGCACCGATGTCGATTTCGAGCACGCGACGCCGGAACTGTGCGTCCGGGAAGTCGGCGTAGAACTCCGACCGGCCACGGTTCACAGCGTCCCTGATCTTTGACAGGGTGGCCGGGTCCGTGGGAAGGATCGGGGTGTTGTTGCTTCCCGCGGGGTACTTCGCGGCACCCAGGTCCAACGCCACGCGGAGCATGATTTCCGCGAACGTCTTGAGCATCGAATGTACCCCCGCCCAGGACAGGCAAACGGACGGGGGCACGGAGGTGTTGAAGTTGCGGGCCTTTCGGCCCAGGAATCAGACGCCGAAGCACCACGGGCCGCCCAGGGAGACCTTGCGGAAGGAGGTCGTGGAGGCCGCACCGCCGCCGTTGGCGTTGGTATCCACGCTCTCCATGAGCGTGGCCTGGATGCGGGAGAGCACGTCGAAGACGTTGCGGACGGTCGTGGCCGCGGTAGTGAGGGTGATGTCCAGGTCCGCGTCGAGCAGGTTCGTGAACGCGGGCTTGCCGGTGTTGAGAGTGGTGGAGCCGAAGGTGAAGACGCCGCCCACGGCCGCGGATGTCGCGGGCATGAACAGGCCGAGCGGCTGGCCCATCGGCACGGCCACGTCGGTGTTCTTGAAGAACAGAGCGTCGAGCGTTCCGATCGGGCAGATGTCCACCCAGCCACCGTCTCGCTGCTGGGCGAGCACGGAGTTGGCGTTGCCGGTATCGCTGCGGCGGTTCACGTCCGTGTGCAGGTGCGTGACCACGAACAGACGCGGCTGGATCGCCAGCGTGTTGGCACCGATGTCGGCCGGGGTCGGCACGGCGTTGGCACCGATCGCGGTGACGGCCTGGGCAGCCGCGGCGGCACGGAAGACGGCACCGATATTGGGAGCACCAACGCAGGGGCCGAGTCCGAGCGTCGCGTTCAGGCCCGCCTGGGTCGTCGCCAGAGAGGCGGCGGCAGGCGTCTGGCCCGGTTGCGGAGAGAACGGGTCGAACTGCACGATGTCACCGATGGCGAGGTCGTAGCCGACGACGCCACGGGTGTCGTTGATCGTGCGGAGTTGGTCAGGACGGAGGAACGTGGTGCCCACCTGACGCCCCGTGAACCACGCCTTGCGGGTGATTCCGGGGAAGTCCGAGTAGGCCATTCGCATCGTGTTCATGGGTCGATCCTTGCGAAAGCGGGGAGCAGAGCGTCGTCGGCTTCTATGGGGTCGTGGGGAGTGGTGTTGCTGCTGGCTTACGGGACGGTGATCGAGAACCCGGCGTTGCGGGGGTTCTTCACCTTCATGTTGCAGGTGCCGACGATCGGCACGTTGTAAGTCAGCGGATCATCAGGGTCTTGCACGGGCCGCATCTCACGCATCCAGCGGCTCTTGAGGATGTCGCCTTCGACGTGGCCCATCTTCACGCCGTACATGGGGGCGTAGGACAGGAGGTTGAACTCCGGAACCGGGATCGGCTCCAGGCCGTCGATGCGGTACTTGCCGTGCTTGGTGAGGTCGCCGTTGTTGTCGTCGGGGCCGCCGTTCGCCAAGTCCTCGTACTGCTCGTACTGATCTTCCGGCAGCATCAGCACCTGCTTGCCGCCGCGGTCGATCTTGCCCTTGAGTTCCGAGAGCGGCCGGAACTGCGTGCGGCGACGAGCACGGCGAACCGTGCGGAAACAGGTGACATCGAACACGCCGGAGTAGGTGGCGGTCCAGTTTCGGAGGTTGGCGTTGGTGGGCAGCGAGGCGTCGGCGTTGGGGCCGAAGCCGAGCGTGTTCTGGGTCGAGCCATCCTGGAACCGGATCGTCTGGCCGTTGAAGCCGCCGATGGTGTCCACGACGCCAGCCGCGAGGCGGCGGAACCAGTACGGGAATCCCCAGAGCGACCGCACGTCCGCAGCGTTCTGCGGTTCGCGGGCGAGGGACGCCTCGATCAAGTTGTAGAGACCCTCATACGTCGCCGAGCGGCGGCCCTCGGTGATGTCGATGATCTGCTGCTCATCGCCGGAGTTGAGGTCTTCCTCCAACTCGTTGAAGCCCATCTTGTCGATGAACGTCGCCCAGTCGGTGATGAGCGAGATCATGTAGTTGTCGTTGGACGCACCAGTGCCCTCATAGGGCACGACGAACCGGCCGGAGGTGCTGGGCCGGATGCGGATGCGGTCCTTCATGGCGAAGCCGCCGTTCTTGGGCACGCGGCGGTCCATGAACACCATCCGGGCGAGAGGCACATCTCGCTTCTGGAGGGTCTCATCGAAGTCGCCGCGAGGCATGTTCTCGATCGTCAGTTCGAGAAGGTCGCCGAGTGAGCGGATGTCGGGCATGGTGATCGTTCCTCAAAATCTGCCGCGACCTGTCTCTTGTTCATCGCCGCGAGCCACGAGTCACACCCGCTTTGCGGAGTGCGGCCCGGAGATTCGCGTACTTGTCGCCACCGTCGCCACTGCCGCCGCCGGTGTTGCCACCAGCATTCGACTGGCCATTCGACACACCCGCACCTCCGCGAGTTGGCCGAACGGTGATATTCCTGGATCGGTTCTGCATCGTCTGGGCGTTCGCGTTCACACGCTGGCCGATGGCCGTGCCGCCCCACAACTTCTGATGGGCCTTCTCCAATGCCTTCTCCGGCGTGATCGGCACACCAGCGGCCTGCAACTGGGCCTTGATGACCGCGGCCTTGGTGATGACCCGACGCATCGCCTCAACTTGGATGGGCTTGGCGGAGCGAGGATCGGCACCATAGATCGCGGCGAATCCGCCCTGCGACATGGTGGAGAAGAAGTTGTAACAAGTCGCTTCCGCCTGTGCGGAGACCTGCTGCTGCTGGTCGTCAATGTGCTGCTGATACGCAGCCAACTGCTGCTGCATCTTCTGCTCGCGGATCAACCGCGGCTTGATAAGATTGTCGGCCATTTCCTGGCCGTACTTATCAACAGCAAACTCATATTCGGAGATCAAGGAGGCGTCGGTCAGTTCGCCACCCTTGGGTGCTTGACGCTGCGGCTGACGCTGACCCTGTTGTGCCTGCTCGCGGAGCAGCCCAGTGCCGGGCTCGTCCTGGAGCATCAGGTCAATCAGTTCGTCCTCGGAGAGTTCGGCTGCGGCCGCCTCATCTCCCTCGCCACCCTCGCCTTCTCCGTCGCCGCCATCGCCCGTCTCATCAAGCGAATCGTCTCCGGCGTGACCGGGGGCAAGGCCATCGCCGCCTTCACCCAGGGCTTCAAGGTCGGCGTCGTCAAACTGGTCCTGGACATCTTCCGGCTCCTGGTTCTGCACGGGAGCGGCCTGGCGGGCTGCCGGACGCTGGGCGGGGCGGGCTGCACCAGCGGCTGCCCGTGTGCCATTGGAGGCACCGGCACCGCGGCGACCGCCACCGATGAACAGGTGGTCAGGAAGAACCGCCTCGGATCGGCGGCTCGTGTCGTATCCGTCACTCTCGCCCTGCTGCGTCTGCTGCTGCGGGCGACGCTGCGACTGCCCGTTTGCCGGGGGCTGCTGCCGCTGCGAGTTTGCGTTGTTCGTGGCCATAGTTACACCTCTGGAGTTATTCTGCCCACCCCTGGAACCCGTCGCCATCATTGTTTTGGACGACGGTGCCACGCGACTTCGCGGCAGCAAGTTCACGCTGCTCACGCTCGCGGTTTTCCGACTCGTACTTCTTGCCGGTCTCCACCCACTTCCGCCGGAACTGTCGCTCCTGCGTCCGGTTGGCGAAGTGAACATCACCCTCGTCGGTGATGGTGGCCCCGGTCGCTCCGAACATCTCACGTGCCTCGCGGACCTCGGACTCATCGAAGCCGAACTGGAACGACATCGACTCCGACCCCGCGAACTGACGCTCGCGGTGCGGCTTCTGTCGCTCGAAGTCGGTCTCGGCCTTCTTGTTGCACTGCGGGCACCGGAGTTTGGACCGCTGCTTCATGGTGCAGTAGTCGTCCCAGCGGTGCCCGCAGCCCTCACAGTGCAATGCGTAGATCGGCATGTTCACTCGCCGGAAGGTGCGACGCCCAGGTACCCGGTGAGGAACTCACGATCCACCTTCTCGTGGCCCAGGGCCATGCGGAGGCAGCGGCGAAGGTTCACGATGTGCTCGGCCTGCTCAATCGCCAGCCGATGCAGCGTCTCGGACTCCACCAGCGGATCGGCCGTGCCGCCCGCCGCGGACACCGGAGCACCCGCCGGATCGGGGAACGTCGCCGCGGGCTGCGTCACGTCCGGAGTTGCCTCTGGGGACGTGTCGCTGATGGCTGCACCCGCCTTGGCCGTCTTGTCTTTTCCCATGTGTTACCTGCCTGTCTGTGCCGCCATCTGTCCAGACTGGTTCGCACTACGAGCGTTCCCCAGCACCTGGCCATACGGCTGCGGTCGTGAATCTGTGGGCTTCTTGCCCGGGTCGTTTCGTGGAGGCCCGCCCGACGACGCGGCGACGGCCTCGCGTGCCATCATCATCGTCGGGTCCGGGTTGATCTCATCGAGCAGCGGCTCCTGGAGTTCCTTCGAGAGCACCTGGAGTGCCTTCGACATCCCCTGGGGGCCGAGTTGCATCAGGAGCGGCAGCAACTGCAACGCCTGGATGAGTTTGTCCAACTTCACCGCGGGGTCCATCGGCTTGGCCGCGTACGCCTCAACGCTGAACACGAAGTCGGTGAACTTGCCCTCGCGGAGATCGGGCGTGTTCTTGAGTTCGACGCGGACGCCGCCGGGCAGACGGGCCACCAGCGTCTCGTCCAGGTACGGGTCGTTGTCCTGGTACCAGGCCATGTGCTCGAAGACCTTGGACAGAATCTTGAGAGCACGCTCCTTCATAATCGTCAGGCGTGCCTGTGCGTTGCCCTGGAGGATCGTCGCTGCCGTCGCCGTCTTCGAGATGTCCGCCTGCCCACCGATCAACTGCGAGGAGACGCTCGCGTTGTTGAACAGTTGCATGATGACTTCCATGCCCGGCTCAAGTTCGGCGATGAGGCCGCCGGACTTCACGTCGGCGACGCTGGTGGGATCGCCCTTGAACCACTCGTTGTCGCCGCCGTTCATCATGGCGTCGGCGAGGTCTTCCTCACCGGGCCGATAGATGTGCTGCAACTTGGTGTTCTTGATGCCTTCGATGAAGCGGCTGGAGGTCTCAACGCCAGCGTTGTGCAGGTCGAGAATCCGCGATGCGTACGACAGCGGCATGGAGTTGGAACGCACGCCGGTGAAGTAGAGTTTCAGGTACGGGCCGGACTCCGGACCCCAGAACTCGTAGGGATCGCGTGCCCACTTCGAGTTGCCGCCCAGGTCCGTGAGCGTGTAGATCATCGTGCGATCGCCCATGTAGACGGCGATCTCCCACAACTCGATCATGTCCACCAACTGGTACGGATCGCCCTGGAATCCGGCGAGTTTGTCGGCCTGCGTCGCGTTGATGCGTCCCATCTGGAGACGCGGTGCGGACTTGATGACCTCCGGATCAAACAGCGGCACGCCCGGCTCACGCTCGGCCGCGAGGGCGACGCTACGGGGGACACGCATACGGTGCCCCTCGAAGATCGGATCATCCAGGCGGCGTGCCGACTGGTCAATCACGTAGTCCTCGAAGTCGATGACCTCGGCGTAGAACTCGCCGCGGGTGAACATGCGATCGCCGACCACCACCTGGTCCTGGCCCGCGTGCAGCCCGGTCTTGATGACGCCGACCGGAGAGAACAGTGCCTCCAGCACCACCTCGAAGTGCTTGTCGCCCAGGTTGATCCGCTTGGCCTGGCGGTTCAGCGAGAGTTCGCGGACCATGGCCTCCACGGTCAGACCACCAGCCATGGCCTCGCAGTGTGCTCGCGGCTCGAAGGAGACGATCTGCGGCGTGATCGTGTCCATGGCCTGCTGGAGCAGGTTGACGTACTGCTCGCCCTCCACGCCGGTGTCGGGATAGTGGGGACCAGCAAACTGGGCGATGCACTCGGTGCGGATGTCGCGGAACTGCTCCAGCCGCTTGTACGAGTCGAACACGGCGTCGCCGAGAGAGTGCGGCGTGATCTCCGCGTTGATGGCCTCACGCGGATCGACGCCATCCTGCTCCTCGGCCAGACGATGCTGCAACGCCTGGAGCATTGCAGACAGCGGGTCTAAGCCCTGCGGCTGACCCGCCATCTGCTGCATCACCTGCGGCCCTGCACCTCCGAACAGGGCCGACTGCTGGCTCTGCTGCTCCTGCTCTGGGGCAAAGCCCTGTTGCTGCTGGGGACCGCCGCCCATGGACATGCCAAGGGCCGCGACGCCAGCGGCAGCATCCATGGCCTTGCCACGGATGCCGGACTTCTTTTTTCCATTGGATGACGTGCCCAAGTGGTGCTCCCACGGGCCTGTCCGCAGGTAGCGTACAACGACAACGGCCACGCATCAAGGCGTGGCCGCTGTCTCGGGTTATACCTCCGCAGGTTTGACCGATCCGGGCTTTACCCGGCGATGACCAACTTGGGCTTCTCGTCCTCGATCTTCTTCGAGAACGGGATGACGATGCAGAGTTCCGGCGTCGCCGTGCCGCGGGACTTGCCCCCGTAGGCCGCGGCGTCCATCTTGCCCCACCAGGTGGCACCAGCGACGACGCCGTTCTGGCGATCCACGTCGGCCACCATGACCGCCAGTGGCGGACGCGAGCCCGCGTTCCGCATCGCCGTCAGGGTCTTGGGCCAATCCACCGCGGATGCCGAGATGGAGGCGATGTTGGCCGCGATGCCCTGGGCGATCTCCAGGTGCTTGTTCATGGCGGCCAGGTCGTTGATCTCCAGGCAGTTGCCCGCGGACTGCACCCAGGAGCCCAACTGCTGGGCGAGCGATCCGATGTACGCGGCCTTGTTCCGCATCTCCACCAGTTCCTGGGGAAGACGCGGGCCTTCCGGAACCGGCGGCTGCACGTCGGACTTGCTCACCTCTGCACCCGCCGCGGCGGCCGTTGTTGCTGTGTCGCTCATGTCTACATGCTACGGCGACGCAGTGCCGCCAGTGAAGGGCCACGCCGATTTTTCTCGTGCTTCTCCAGCCACTCGATCGACCCCACCTCCGCCCTGGGCTTGGGCAGCGGCAGCCGGGCCGCCCAGGAGAACGCATGAGCCAGCAGCATCGCCGCCAGGGCACGATCCGACGCATTCTGGTACGACTCGCCCTCTGCGGCCTGGGAGAACGGGGCGACCGTGCCAGACGACGTGTACGCCCAACGCTGGAGGTCCATGATCGTCGCCCTGGTGGCCTCGTGGTAGCGACCTGCCTTGATCTCGTTCTGGAGGTTCGACAGCAGCGACACCATGGCCGATGGGGTCCAACGCCACCCGGGCTCGTCCGACTGCACGCCCTCCTCCACATGGTGGTAGACGACGTGATAGGACAGCCGCCGGAACAAGTCGGTGAACGCGATACCGCCGCCCGCGTGCTGCCAGATGGCACGGGCCTTGCCCTCCCGCCCACCGAACCAGATGCCAGCGGCGGCCGCCACCCGGGCCGTCACGTCCGGCGTCGCGTTCGGCAGCACGCACTCGGCAATCACACGCTTGGCCTCGGCGTCTCCGATCTTGATGACCGACATGGAGCCAGGGGCACCTGTCCCCACAGAGATCGCCATGAGGTACAGCCGTTCCTGGTTCGGCCGGTCGTTCTCCATCAGTTCGCAGTAGAGTCGCCAGTTCCCACTGTCCGGCTGGTCCGGGTCCGTAATGAACTCCACACCCTCCGGCTTGCCCTTGCGGAGCAGGATGTCTCCGGCCTCCGACCATCCCGTGCGTGGCTCGATGTCGCCGCAGAATCGCGGAGTGTTCTCCTCCGGCAGCGACTCGGACAACTTGCGGGCCGTTGTGTTGTCAACAGCAACGGCCGCGGGCAGACGATCCTCCATGCACCCGTAGCGAAGGGCATCGGCCGCGTGATCGTTCTCCTTCACCGGCTTCTCCTTCTTGCCGTCGTCGTCCCACTCGTATGTCTCCATCTCGCGGATGAGGTCGCGGCACTGGCCGGACACGGTGAGCCACGGGAGGCCATCGGGTGCGATGCCCAGTTGCTTCTGCACCTCGTGGATGCCCGGAATCACCTGGTTGTCGCCGTTGCGGACCTCGAAGCCCTTAGCCCGCAGGTCCAACTTCAACGCCGCGGCCGCCGGATCGCAGGTGATGATGTCGAAGGGCTCCATCGACTCCACCGCCGCGACCTTCTCGTGCGGCAGCATTCCGCGGCGATACACCATCCGGTCGATGTGCTTGTGCCCACTCCGCAACTTCACCATCCGCAGACAGGCGAAGGGAACAGTGGTGCCGTCGTCAATACAGAGCGTCACATGGGCGATCTCGTCGGCGGTGATCCGACGCTCCTGCACATGCACGCTGCGGTCCCAGTTCTCGTAGATGATGCCATCAGAACCAACCCACTGGCCGAGCACAAACCGCTTCTTCCGCACGCCCGTGAACGTCATTAGGTCGGCCACGTAGTCTGCGGGGAGATGAGGATTGTCCATGCTGGTCGTAGTGATGACCCAGCATCCGGGCTGCGGCTCCAGGACATCCGGAGCAAGTCCGAAGCGGATAGCCAGATGGTGGGACGGCGAATCAGGGTTGCATACCGCATACAACTGCCGAGATAGTCCCGGCACATCGACACGGAGGCGGCCTTTGAGGAAGAACCAATCATCGACAGTCAACTCCTCTGCCTGGTCCACGCCCGCACCCGTGAGGTTGTACGAGCCGATGGTGCTGGTGTCTTCCAGCGAGAAATACACGATCTCTCCGCCCCCGTTGATCGAGATGATCCGATCGGCCTTGTAGTGCCGGTATGATCCCAGTGGCAACACCGGCGGCGTCGGACCATCGCCATCCAGCAACGTCTTGAGTGTCGTGCCCTTGAGGTCCGACAGGTTCTTCCGCAGCAGCCCTTCGCGTGCCCCCTTGACGCCCGCACGCTTCACGGTCTTGGCACAGATGGCGAACGACTTGCCGCCGCCGAACGCACCGGAATAGAGCACCTCCTTGGCGTCACACATGACGAACGCCTTTTGCTTGGGCAGCATCTTGAGGCGGACGACAGCCATCTATTCACGGGCCTTCTGATTTTTGATCCACGAGTCCAGGAAGTCCCGCATCTGCTTCACGTCCCGCGTAGAGAGGCGATCCGTCATGGAGATCATCTTGCAGATGGTGCGAGTCGATCGCCAATCCGCGTACGCGATCCGCAGGAGGCCGATAATGTCGCGGAACACTTTTTTCATCTCGGCCCCACCTTCGCTCCGCCCTTGCACGGATCATCTGCGTTCTTCTTGCTCTGCACGAAGCCGCAGATGCGACACGAGAGCACGCCGTTGAGCATTCCGGAATCGAACCACTGGTGCGGGATGAGGCGATGCGAGAACAGCGACCTGGCGTACCCCGGTTCCGTGAGGTTCTTGGGGCCACACCAGCATTCGCCGTCGTTCTCCTTGCGGTGCCTGATGCCCAGGGGGGCAACGTGTACCGCCCCTTCGCCATCATCCCAGACGCCCCAGCGGATGGTCTTCATCGCTTTGCGATCCACTTCTCTGTTGCGGGCACGGCATACACCGTGCCCTCGTGGTACTTCACATCTTCCGTTCCCGGCTCCTGGCCACTCGGGCCGACAAAGTGCCTGCCCTCCCAGACGATGACATCCGGAGCGTATGGCTTGGCCACACTCTCCGGGATGTCGCCGATAGCAACGAACTCGCCATTGCCATCCAGAAGTCGAACCTGCATACACACCTCCTATGCCCGCGTCGCATGTTGCTCTGGGCACCAGCAGATGAACGACATCTGTACCGATGGCCAGTAGAATGACACGAGGAACGGGCCGATCATCCTGCACGCATCCCGCACGCCCAGAGAGCACCGTGCGTTGGAGTCGCCGCGTCATACGCCGCCCTCAACGCCGCGAGCGATCCGTATCCGCGGACGTAGTACGCACGCTCGGCGTCGGTCTCGCCCGCCCACCAATCATCGAAGCACAACCTGTTCATTGGGGAACCTCCGTTGCTACTTCACCTTGCCGAGCAACTTGGCCGCCTGCGTGATCTCCGCCCCACTCGGGCAGATGTCGAACCCGCAGACTCTGATACCAGCGTAGCCCCAAGCACCACCGATGTTCACGTACAGGTGCCCGGTTTTCGTGAGAGCCCGGCCGTTCTCGCAGATGCGAACGACATAGTGCGTGAACTCCCGCACATCCTCCGGGACGGGCAGAGAGTCCACTGGGCCGCCGCGGAACTCTGGACAGGTATCTGTGCTCATTCGATGATGACCGTGAAGGTGTGGTCGCCCTTGAGATCGACCTGCTGCCTGGACTTGCCGAACGCACGCTCCAGGATGACCTCGCATGCACGCAACGCGATGCCCTCATTCCTGGACTTGCTCAACTGCACCAGCCGGTGGAAGGCCAGAGCCGCGGCAGGCAGTCGCTCCGATCGCGTGATGCCGTCCTTGTGCAGCGACTTGGGGACTCGATACTCCCCCTCCAGCAGCCGCTTCTCCTCCGCGATCTGCTCGTGCGACGGCCGCCCGTTGTTGGACGGTACCCGGCGGGCGAGGTCGATGACCTCATCCCCTCCGATGTCGATGTCGTCGGACTTCCCACGCTTCCGCGGCTGGTCGCTCGCCTGTTCCTCGTCCGCCATCTGAACACCTCGTCAGAACCGTGCAAACCTCCGTGCCCGATACTTGGTGGTGGGAACATTCCCGCCGATGGATGCTACACCGATCGGCAGGTCTTCCGCGTCATTGAGCAGGTACGCGATGGCCTTGTCCCACATCTTGATGTAGAGACTCCGGCGACCGTGGTACGCATCCGCGGCGTACACGCCGTTGAGGTACGTGCTCTGCTCCGTCGCCGACCCCATGAACGACTCCACGTTCACGATCGCCAGACGCCCGCCAGCAGCCGCTGGAATCAACCCGTCCCGCAGGTCTCTGGCCAACTGTCTGGCCGCGGCATAGGACCGCGAACGCATCAGGGTGTTCTCCACCGTCTCACGCGGCTGGTACAGGTACAGGAACGGGAAGTTCGCACGCTGGCCGCCCGCCGCCTCGAATGCCTGCCAGTTCCAGAGCAGAGCAGTGAGGAGGTTCTGATACATCCCCTCATATTCGCTGGAGAGCAGACGCCTGGCCGCGTTCGCAGTGCCATCGAGATTCATCGAGCCCAGCGTTCCGTCCGCCAGGTCGTTGGCGAGGTTCGGGATGATGCCGAAGCCACGCATCGACCCGCCAGCCGCGAGCACCGGACGGAACAACTGCCGGTAGTAGTGCGTCTTGGCCAGTTGCGTCGTCGTCGCCACCGCACTCGGATTCGGAGC